CCGACAAGAAGCATCCCGACAAGCTGAAGATTATAGCTCAGCGTGGCGGTCAGGAACGAATGCTGTCTATTGATGCTGATATTAAGATAGTTGGCGGCTCGCGAGGCGGCTCAAAATCGTTCTCGTCCCTAATGGAAGTTCTGAAGGATATTAAAAATCCAGATTTTCATGCAACAATTCTTCGTAACGAAAAAGACGACTTACAGTCCTTAGTGACAGACTCTTATAAATTGTTCTCCCAATTTGGAACTTACAATAAGTCACAAAATGATATGACCTGGAACTTCGATAACGGAGGATGGCTCAAATTCTCGTACTATGCTGGAGCCTATCAGGACTTCAAGACACGATTCCAGGGTCGCCAGTATGCCTACGTCTGCATCGATGAGGGTACTCAGTGTCCATACAAGAAGTTCAAGTACCTCTTGACCAATAACCGAAATGCAGCGCATATCCGAAACCGTTTCTGGATTACCTGTAACCCGGACCCGGAATCTTGGGTGAGAAAGTTCATTGACTGGTGGGTTGACGAGAACGGCTACATCATACCTGAACGGGACGGAGTTATACGATATTGCTTCATGGACGGCGATACGCCGGACTCAATCTACTGGGGAAACACGAGAGAAGAGGTGTACGAGCAGTGCAAGGGCATCATCGATAGCCTTTGGAAGGACAGCTACGAGGAGCTTGGATACACAAAGCTCGAAATGTTCATCAAGTCGGCGACATTCATCCGTGCCGATGTATCGGAAAACATCAAGCTTATCTCTACCGACGCATCTTATATCGCCAACCTTGCCCAGCAGGATGAGGAACAGCGTATGCGAGACTTGGAGGCCAACTGGAACTGGAAAGCTGCCGGAGATGACATGATCAAGATGGAAGACCTTGATGAAATCTACGACAATGCGGAACAAATCGGAGACGGAAAACGTAGAGCTTCAGCCGATATTGCGTTCACCGGCGGCGATAACTTCGTGATGTGGCTCTGGGAAGGATGGCACTGCAAAGACTTGGTTGTTCTGAGGCTGGACCCTAAGACGCTCGTTTCTGTAGTTGAGGCCAAGCTGAGAGAGTGGGGAGTTGAGGAATGTAACTTCACTTACGATATGCAGGGTATCGGTCAGTACTTTAAGGGATTTTTCAAGGATGCCGTCCCATTCAACAACCAGGCAGCACCTATCCCTCAGAATCATCAAGAAGAAGCAGGTATCAAATACCTATACAAAGACTTGAAGTCTCAGTGTGCATGGCTATTCTACAAGATGATAAAGGAGAAGCAGATTTCCATCGACTCGTCCCTGCTCGAAAGAAAGTATTCTGGAAACGGATTCGACAAGGTCCCTCTCAGACAGATTCTTCAGAAGGAGCGAAAGATGCTTCGGCGCGACGAGAACAGCGACGATAGGGGATTCAAGCTATTGCCTAAGAAGATTGCCAAGAAGTATGTCGGCCACTCGCCTGACTTCTTTGAGTCTTGGTTCTACGTAATGATATTCAGTTTAACAAAAAAGAAACATAAAAAGGTAAAAGGATTATGGAGAATTTAAATTTTAGAGAAATACTCGTAAAGAAACCATTCTACGAGCTTAAGCCTGACGGATATATGAGTCACGGCACTTTCTCCGACAAGGTTGGTGACAGAAGCATGCAGAACATGCCTTACGACCCTTGTGTATGGAGAGTAAAAACCCAGTCCGACTTCCTTCGTGAGTACTTCACAAGCGGACACAGAATCTGGGACAAGAATGCGTATCCGGATATAATCAAGGAGAATCCTGATTGGGACCCGGAAGATCCTTCTACCGGCAATCATTATTACTTGCAGCCTATTACAAGATGTGCATTTGCTTTCCAACAGGTTATCGCAACAAAACACACCTTACACCTAACCGGAAACGACATTCAGTTCGAGCTCGCAGACAGCACAGATGAGCTTGAAGAGGAAGAGGAATCCCAGAAGAACCTCAATGTCTTCAAGAAGGGATGGCTTATGCACAATATGGAGATTGCGTTCTTTGAAGCGGTAAGCTCTTACATGATCGTTGCAGAAACCGCCGCAGTCGGCTATATCGACAAAGGAAAGTTCGGAGTTAAGGTTCTGTCATTCAAGAATGGAGACTATCTCTACCCGCATTACGATTCAATAACAGGAGAACTCTCTGTATTCGCCCGCAAGTATTACGACTTGGATGAAGACGGAAACGCTCAGATCGAGTGGGTTGAGGTATGGGATGATACCTATTATTATAGGTTCAGAAATGATGTTGGTAAAAAGAGCGTAACTAAGAAGGCAGCGAACCTCATTAAGGGATTGTTCGGAATGAACGGATATGCTCTTGTTGAAAAGAAAGGACATCACTTCAATTCAATTCCGGTTGCATACATCAGAAATGATGAGGGACCATGCTGGTCCAATGTTCAGAAGAACATCGAAGATTACGAGGAGGCATTCTCGTATCTTTGCGAGAACAACAAGGCGTACGCTTTCCCTGTATTCTACGTAAAGGGTGATGGTGAGGAGATTACCATTTCGGGCGACGATATGACTGGAGCCGCCAAGGTTATCGCTATGAACAGCAAGGATAACGATGCTGGATTTCTCAATGGAACCGATGCATCAGATGCTTTTGCCACCCAGCTCAACAAGTCGTACGACCTCATCTATGAGCTGTCATTTACTGTAAAACCTCCAGAGCTGAAGTCAGGAGACCTCCCTGGTGTAGCCATCAAGCTTCTTTATTCTCCTGCATTAGAGGTAGCCATGAATGATTCTCAGAAGTTGCAGCCATTCCTTGATAAGCTGGTAGAAATTGCCAAGTTTGGAATCGGCCACGAAAACAATGCGACGGCTTCTGTTGTTGGTCTCGATATCAATGCATGGATTGAGCCTTATACACATCAGAACAAGACGGAACTTCTTACAAATCTTGCAACTGCCGTTCAGAACGGATTCCTATCGAAGCAGACTGCATCGGAGCGTTGTCCTGACTTCCCAAAGAATGCCGAATGGGAGCGTATCTTGCGAGAAAAGAAGGAAGAGGATCAGCAGGACCTTCTCATGGATATTCAGCGTGCGGATAATGAGACAGAGAATGCTATCGAGGAGGAGAGGGCTACTGCGCGAATCAATAAACAGCAGGGTGGTAACGACATAAACACCGGTGGTGGCCGCAAGGCAGGGAGGCCGAATCGCAGTGGCAAGAAATGGGACAAAAATCACAACAATGACGTGGACGACAAGAATAATTGGAAGCACTACAATCAAACCCATTAATAGCCTATGGATGAGTTAAAACGTTCTGTCGATTACAGCAGGAAACGCTTGCAGGCAATCCGAAACTGCGAGAGCCATGTTGCAGATATTCTCTGGAAATCGACACATAAAATAATTGCCGCAAGCAAGCGATACAGAGGCGCGGGCAGGCTCACAAACGAGTCAGCCCTGCTCTCTTACGCCAAGAATGTTACTGCTGAGGCCGAGGAGAGCATCAATACCTATATCTCTGCCTACTCCAAGGCTTCATGCAAAATTCTCGGGATTGACAGCGAGAATATAGAATCATTTCTCGTCAGCGACATCTACGGAAAGACGACATCCGAAAGAAACGCTGTCTATCTCGGAAACTTTGCGGAAGATATTGTAAGGATGATCAAGGCGGGTACTCTTATGGGGTATTCAGACCAGCAGCTTCTGTCTTCCATCCGCACAGGATATAAGGACCCATATCACACATCAGTCATCACCAAGGCGAAGAGAAAGGATATCAACATCGATGTTCCTTCTTATGGAAAGGGCTACTACAAGAACGCCTATCAGAACATCGTAAGAAACGCTTCTCAAGTGATTGCTTTAGCGTGGGGACAGGCAGAGCAGGAGTATGGACAGGAGAACAAGGCTATCGGATTCTATGTCAAGAGAGGAAGCGACTTCCCGTGCTTGATTTGTCAAAACGAAGCCGATGCCGGACTCCATTCTTTCAAAGATCCATACCCACCATTCCATGTTTCGTGTCAATGTTTTACGGTATTTGCATTCAAGGATAATAAAAAGAAATAAGATTATGATTGAAGAAACAAAAGGATACACGTTATCCGTCGATACGTACAAGAAAGCGAAGGCTCTTAAGATGAAAGACCCTCGCTATTACATCTACGCCAGCCTCCGTGGTTCAGGTATGTCTGTTCGTGACAGCTGGGCCATCGCATTCCAAGGAGAAGGAATAGGTGTGTGGGAGAAATCTTTCCTCGAAAACGAGATGAATAAGCTAGAAGCCAAGGAGTCCGTCCAGAAGAGAATCGCAGAGGTACAGGGCAAGAAAGCGAAGAACGAGAACGCCGATGAGCTCACCCAGGAGGAACTTATTAAGGCTACCTCGAAGGAAGAGATTCTGAGAAACCTCGTTATCGCTCAGCGCAAGCAGAAGTTTGGCTCTCCAGAGTGGCAAAAGACGACTGCCATGATAGCCGACTACTCTAAGATTAAGCAGGACGAAATTGATACAGAAAATAATGTGGTCCACTACTACATTCCTCTATCAATGCCTCGATGCTGCGAGGACTGCATTATCTTTAAAAATGGTCAGGCGACTTTCCAAAAGAAGAAGAAATAGTTAAATTCGTGTTAAAGTAACTTTGTTTTACTAGAAATTCAGCAAAACCAAGTACCTTTGCAAATAATTAATGTTCACAGATTCTTTCTGCTGAGCATAATTCAAATTATTTTGGTTAACTAAGAGGGGCAGTGTCTTCACAGATACTGCCCCTCGCTTTTTAAAACAAATATATAAGTAGAAGAAAACTTTGAAGTCAATTAAGGATACTTCTCTCCGGTAACCAACTCAAGTATACCCTTAAGCCTATCATTAAGAAGGTCGTCATTGAATACAGGAAGAACACCGTATGGAGGCAGTTTCTTAGTCTCTGCGGCCTCCAAAATGAACTGGAGCGCCTGTACTAAGGAAGTGTGGTCTTGAACGACCTCAAGCAGTTTATCGCTCATCCTTGCCTCCTTCCTTTTTAATCTGTTCTGCCATCTCAAGAAGAGTCTCGGCGTGCTTATCGCGGTCGATGACTTCCTGTACGGCCTCATCGCTCTCCTTGCGAAGCTGCTCTTCAGTCTTACCATCGTCGGCAGCAGCGTTTCTTCTTGCAGCCTCACGAGCAATGTATTCGTCACGGAGTTTCAACTTACCTGCCGTGTATTCTGCATCGCCAGGCAACGATGTATCCACATACATAAGCTGGGCAAATGCCTCGATGATGTTTCCATTATCCTTGGAGAACTCATAATGGTCTCCTACAGCCATAGGAACACATTCATCGAGCGCAGCGTACATTGATGTACCGATAGAGTATTCAATACCCCATGTACCGGCAATGTCAGCAATCTTGATGAAAGGCAGCGAGCCTCTCTGTAAATGCTTCTTGATATCAGCAGGGATATCCTCTCTGAGTGAAGCAACTTCTTTCTTAGACAAGCTCTTACTGAACTTCAGCACGGTGAAGTGTCTTGTCTTGATAGTCTTTCCAAATGGTAATGCCATGATAACAATATTTTAAAGTTCAACTTTTATTTCCTTATACTCGAAATCTGTGCAAGATGGATTCTCCTCAGAAGTAAACCTAATCTCATTAGGGTGGTTACAAGCTCCATCCTTGAAGAAGAAACAATCCTTGCAAGTGTAATCAGTCTGTTCCATGTTCCAATAATTTTATTTCGTCTTGAATATAAAACACTGCCTTACGCAAGTCCTCGATGCGCTTCTCGGTCTTTGTTTTGTTGCCATCCACCTTATCCTTGCGCAAAAGATACTTGATAGCATTCCCTGTATTGAAGTCAAGGTGTCTGCAAATATCTAGTGGTTCAACACCGCACAAATCCTTCAACCACGCATAATGGGATGGGTGAGATACTTGCTCCGTCTTTTTGTTTGCAGATTCGTTTGCGAAGACGGAAACCTTCGCTAATTTATCCGCATCCACACCAATGGATTCATTTCTTTTAGTACATGATATTACACACACTCCATCAGCCATATCAATGACTTCAATGGCAAATGAGTCACATATATTGTTAGGGTCTATAATCTCGATAAACCCGGAACTAGTAATATCTTCCAAATCTACCTTCCTAATCTGCAAGATAGAGCCAATCTTAATATCTTCAATCTTAATCATAAGCTATTTCTTAACTAAACGTTCATAATACTCCTTACACTTTTTGTAAGCCTCCGATTCAGACAATGCCATAGCATCATCAAAAGAAATACTTTCATCCATCAAGAACAATCTAACGTTCCTCTCACCAAGCTTCTGTAAGTCTCGGTTAATATAATGCGAGAATCCGATTTTTGAAGCCTTGGCAGTATTCTTTGCTTGGAAATAGAATTCATCATGCTCATCATAAAACGTTCCTTCCTCGTACACCTCGCACATCACACCTTTTTCACAAAGCTCTGTGTCGTGCTTTGTTTTGTCAAGCTCGTACACGTTAATGCCAGTAATGGTATCTATCTTATCGTGACTTCTCCAACCATTCTTTAAAACCTTATAGCAATAATTTCTCATAAGCTATTCCTCCTATATTAAACCCCAAAATAAAACCAAAGCACACCAACAACTTTCATCTCTTCTTTAGAAAGCAGTTCAAAACAATCAAAGTCATAATCCTTACTGACACAAACCCTAATTGGAGGTCTAAATTGTTTTTGTTTCACAGCGATTGTATATAATGATTCGTTGGGAAAAACTGAATTTAAATCCTCAACAACCGCACACATAACCCTGCCATCTTTTCTGACTTCCGCATAACTTTCTATTTTCTGCTTTAGCTTTCCGACGGAATTATTTAGGAAAAACTCTTTAGGTGCAAAGTAAATGTAACCAAGTTTTAATTTCTCATTTTTATCCATAAGCTATTCCTCCTTATCTTTAATTTCAACGAAATCTCCAATGCCCAAACGAGCCTTGTTAATGCAAGACGCAATCCAACCAATCAAGTAGGCAGAAGGCTCGCCTCCGTGTTCCATACCAATAGCATCCTCGATGGCATCGCAGGCATGAGAAGCTTCATGGCAACAAACCCCCATCTTCATAGAATCCTTGCTTGCAAAATTAATAAATGAACAAAGCTTCTTATTCGCCTTTTCTCTAACGATATCGTAGGTTATTGCGTCATAATTAGAGAAATCAACTTTCAAAACCTCGCCATTTCTACCTTCAAAACACTTGTTAGCGTCCTCTTGGTTCATGCCAATAGCGACACATAACATTCTTGGATAGATAACAGGGTCGTATTCGTAATATCCTTTTTTCTTCATATTCTCAACTATTTCTGTTTTGACACAATCTCGATAGCAGACAATAATGTCTTCTCGCTGATACCTTTTCCACTACCAACACCATCTTTCTCTATTCTTTCAAGAGATTTCTCAATAGAGCAAAAATCATCCTGAGAATTACTTATAAAGCCATCAAGTTCTTCACTTACACTACTGATACAATCGTTGTTTTTTTTAACAATAGCTTCAAGACGACCGAAACACTTGTCGATATAATCCTTCAACCTTTCTTCATGCTCTATGATAGTTGCAGAACTTGAGATTTTCCCGTGTCCCCAGTAACGTTCTACAAATGCGTAATAATCACCTTTTTCTTTGCTGTGTTTTTTGTCAGCTACGGCTCTTAACTCAACGAAATTTTCTCCATCCATTACCGCATACAGTCCTTCTCCAAATGGATATAGTTCAGCTTTTTCTGCATCCTCCCTACTTTCGGTTTCTTTGTATGCGACCTTTCCTAAAACGTTAACTCTAATTTCCATATCTCAACTATTTATTATGTAATCTACCAATATGCCACTTTGAGCAAACCTTGCATAAGTAAGGATGCCAACCAAGTGTCTTCAACCTCGGAATCTGATTCAGAAACTCCCAAGCATCATCCTCTGTCTCATAAGCGACCTTCGCCTTCCATGAATGAACCTTTCTTGTCCAATGCTCCGGGTCCGGCTTGAACGGCGGCACTTTATTAGGATTGTGATGTCTTCTCATAGGCACTTGAATGAAACACTGTTCAACGTTCTGTTCACCGCAATCTCCTTCTCGTTACACATGGTCCTCATGCACTCCAGGGCATCATCGCGGACAGCAATCATAATCTCCTGCATCGAAGCGGTGGCCGGAACAATATTCCCGTCAGCCTTCTTCTTCGTGATACAAGATATAACCTCCTTGATATATTCCTTGTCTATCATAGAATCTGTTTTAATGGTGGCCGCCGACCGTGGAAGGGACTCGAACCTCCCGTCTGCCCGGACTTATGCCCGAAGGCATGTCCCACCGCCCTGCGGCCACCGGTTTCTTTAATCATCAGGCTGAATGAAACTCTCCGGCTGCTTGATGTCCTCCTCACCACGCAATTTATTCTTCACGTCATTGATGAGAAGCTCCTGCTTCAGGTCAATCATCTGTGCGCCGTATACCTGATACGTCATTCCGCCCTGTGACCTCTTCTTGAAGAATCCGTACTTGTCGCTCATATCACGACCGAACTTCTGAATCGTAGGGATATCCTTCTCCTCGACATCGTTGGCCTTGCAGAACTCGACGAATCTCTCGTACATCTCCTTGGCAAGCATGCATTCCGAAATCTCGCCCCTCGCCTCCTGGCTGCATCTCATATCATACGCCCTTATCCAAGCATAGATAGGATTGCTTCCGAGAAGAGAGATGAGCAGCTGTCTCCTGCTGCCCTCAGCTGCCGGGAACCTGTACTTCCTGCTCCTCAGCTCCATCGCGCCACGGAATATCCAGTTGAACACTCCGCTCAGTTCCTCACGGATGATCTTGCTCGCCAGCTCCGGGTCCTGCCTCTCCTTAGGAATGGTAACGTCGAAGCTCACGTACTGCAAGCGTCTGATGAATCCGAGCGACGCATCATCTGGGAACGGAAGCTCGTTGAGGTTGAAGATGAGGTAGGGGATTGAGTTCCCCTCCAGGATATCCCTGCCGAGCTTTCTCATCGGGACGGGCTCGCCGCTCACGAGTCTCTTGAACATACCGGTGTTCTTCCTTCCGAATTTCTTCGGGTCGGAATCGGAAGACCAGTTGAAGATGGCGTTCCTGATAGGATACCTTCCCCTCATTCCCTCGTCACCGTCGGCAGTGAGGTCGGCGTAGTCCATCTTGCTTATCCTGTCCTTGCCGAATATGTTGCAGGCAACGTCGAAGATGACGCTCTTTCCGTTGGCTCCCGTACCTATAAGGAGAAGACAGAGCTCAATCTTCGATGATTCCTTCCCCTCGTACGGATTGTATGCAGTACCTCTCTGTATGAGACCGAGACCGAGGAACATCTGGAGGATCATCCTCGACGTCCTGTCTGGGAGGACCTCCTTGATGAAGTTCATCCACCTGTCGCACTTCGCCTTCGGATTGTAGTCGTATGGGTGGTAGTATGTGACATGGTACTCGGGAGAGAACGGCATCACGTTCGGATACTTCAGACCGCTGCCGAAGTCAACAACTCCGTTTGCGAATGCAACGATGTCGAAGGTAGGCCTCAGTATGTTGTAGCACTCTATCACCTCCATGAATGACTTGTTCATCACCGTACTGATGCCGAGCATCGGAGCCATGGCCAGGTCGAGGAGCAGAAGCTGGTAAGCCTGTTCCAAAACTATCTTCGGAACAGCTTCGTATATCTTGCCGTTGAACATGTAGTAAGCACCGTTGTAGTACTTCACCGGAGCCTTCTTCGCCAGACGTCTCATTGACCTGATGAAATTGGACTTCAGCTTGTTGTACTTCTCAGAGTTTGCCTTACCCCAGTCCTGGCAACGGAGCTCTTCGAAGCCGTACTCGTCATGCCTCGAAAGGTCAAGCAACTGAGCGTGCAATGTGTCTATAGCAATACCATTTTCCATTTATGTACAATAATAATATTAATTTTCCGTTATTGTGTAGGATAAACCCCTATAAACAGGGGCTTTCTGAAGGATAACACGTGTCAGGTCGTCCTTACAACATGTCGTCTATAAAATATCGACAACACAAAGATACAGATAATATCCTGAATATCCGGTAAAACCCTAGTAAATAAAGGGTATAAATATACATTTTAGGTATACATTAAATGAAGGATAGGTATACATTTATGGTTTGGTCTGCAAAGTAAGAGTTTATGCTATCAAATGTTAATAAATAACGGATGAATGAATATGCATAATTATCCTTTATGAAGGAAAGTAATTAAACTTTACAAAAAGGCTGAAAAATCGGAAGAAAAAATTTTTAGATGAGGTGACTACCGCGCTGATTTATAGCTACAAAGGGGGTGTGGGGGTGTTTCTTCTGAAATTATTACATTTTGTGTCGGTTTATATAGTGTAAACGGGCGTGAAACAATATTTTTGTAATTATTTCAAATTGTCGGTTTATATTTATAAAAAAATTATGTAACCCCTTAATAACCAACATTTTATAATTTTGTTTATATTCATTTTCTTGCATAATTATTCGTTATCAATAAAGCGTGAAACATTAAAACTTATTACAAATTGCTTGACCGAAAAAATGTTACATAATAACGTACTGGTTAAATGTTAAAATCTTAACATTTAGTGCTTATGTAGTTAGATATACGAAAGTAAAACGTAATATATTGACACTTTACCGCAAAGTGTTAAAACCTGTAACTATCTATATATCAATACGTTACAACGTCTTTAAAGGTCGATTTTTAACATAAAAAATTTGCTTTTATCAATAAATTTTCGTACCTTTGTAGTACAAAAAGAAAGAGATAGGACACTATCTTATAAGTAACATTTAAACAATTTAAGTATATGAAAGAATTATCTGTAAAAGGTGCTCAAGGTTACGAGCACGTAAGTACAAAGGTTGCTAGCTATGTAAGCGAGTGCAAAAGTAGTGTTATTTTGGCGCAAAGTCTTGACGTTCTTAATAGTTACCGCAAAAAGCTATTAAGCGAGTGCAAAGATAGCGAAGTAGTAAGCGCAAAGAAAGAACTAGAAGTAGCTAAGGAACGCTATAATAAACTAGCTACAAAGTATGTACTTTCAGATGAAAGCTACTGCAATTTGCAAACTGAGTGCGTACGCTCTGCTGTTAGCGAGTTTTCACGCAAACATAAACTTCCTAATTTCTTTGCGTGGTTTGATAACAACAATAAGGACGTGCAAACTACTATAATAGATAGTTTGCAGCGTCTTGGCTCTAAATTGTGTTCTTTGCATCAATCATTTACAAGTGGTGCAAAGGTAGCAAAGAAGAAGAGTGAAAGCATAACAGACCTGCAAAAACAGATAGCAGAATTGCAGGCAAAGTTAGCAGCAGCGCAAAAGTAACACAAACAAGGTAGCTAGAGAAATCTAGCTATCTAGTTTTCCCACTGGCTATCTAGTGGTAGCCAGTGGGATATTTCCACCGTGCGAATTACGTGCGGTGCGGGTCGTCGTACCCTTATTTTTCCTATCACGTTTAGGCGTACATTTGCAGGTCGGTGCTGCATAAGGGAACAAAACAGAGATTTTGGTGTTATTCCAGAGAGAGAGAATTTATTCTCCCTCAGGGGACTAATTGCCAAAATTCAAGAGAAGTATCTCAGTAAATCGAGAGTGCGAGAGGCACACCGAGATGGGAGAGAGCAACGTGATTGCTCAGAGACATCCATCCGAGAGATACGCAAAAATTCCTGGCGTGAGCGTCGAATGAGATGAGACGGCACGACGGCTAGGGGATTTGTATCATCTAGCGAGATGAGAGTTTTAGAAAGAAATAATAATTCATATTCTATCCCGTTGGCTGCGGGGTTAAGGGATACGAGATATCCTGAAAAGCTGCGTGTTGGATGGCACGTGGAGTGGTTTCCGTTGCAGGGATTTTCCTGCACATCATATTCGCTCATAGTTTTTAAAGTGTGGGCTAGCGAATATAAAACGCACTTTCTGAAATCGGTTGCTTGTCATCCGTGCGAGATTTATCTCCTCAGAAATAAACAAGCTGCTGGCAGAAGCATAAAATCTGTAGGGTGTGAGCCACGTAGTTAAGAAAATAATGATAAAACGTGGTGCAAAGATGCACATCCTGGCTAACGGGGCGGGGAGAAATCTCCGCTCTACAATTACAAACCATTTATATTAGAATTATGAGTACGCTGAGAATTAAATGCCTCGATATGTGCGAGGTTGAGAGTATCATTGCAGATGCTCAGGAGATTTTGAGTCACGTAGAATTCGGGTCGCTAAAGAATGGTGTGCTTACATTATTCTGCGTGGCGTGAGCCTAAAAATCTGTAGCCAGTACGATAATTGTCGTGTGCGGCTACGGAACAATTACCAATAAAATATAGATTATGAAAGCAAGACAGATTATTTATTCAAGTACGATAATTGTGCTTGGATTTATTCAGAGTGTGCCGGCATTTGTTATGGTAGCAAGTACGAATATTATCGTAATTCTGCTTGGAATATTTTGGGGAATTGTGCTTGGAATATTCTGGAGCAGTACGATAATTGGCAAGTGGTATTTCCGTGAACTGTGGAGATCTACATTGCGCTTGGAAAATTTCATGCTTGGAAATATAGGATGAGATTAGGCAGTACGATAATTGTGCTTGGAAACATTTGGCTAAATTCTGCTTGGAGAAATCCAGGCAGTACGATAATTGAACCATTTAAAATTATAGAATTATGGAAAAGAATTATGTAAGCAAGAGTGTGCTATCTGCTGCGCTCGTAGTTATCGTGAGTTTCGTGAGTGGTTTCATTGCCATTGCAGGATTTGTGCTTGGAGATTTTCAAGCAGTTTTATATTCTGCTATTCTTGAAATGTGCGGTATATTTATCATCTGCGTGATGATAGATTCCATCCAGCAGCAGATAGAGGATTTCTGTGACTAGCCAAAAAATACCGCTTGGAGATATTCGGGCGGCATCTAGTATCAACCAATTAAATTACAGAATTATGAAACAGAGAATTTTTATCGCAGTGTTTGTTATCGTGTGTCTTGCACTTGTAGCCGTATTCGTTGACAGCGTGAACTGCCGCAGAGCAAACGTAGCACTTAGAAAGACCGTCATCCAGCAGGCTAACGAGATTTCAGAGCTTGGCAATTGCCAGCACACAGAGAGTACGACAATGTACACAGGATTAAAAAAGTAGTAAATTTAGCGTGGTGATGGAGCCACACACCCAATATGGAACGAAAATACGCTGCCCCTCTTATTAACCAATTTTTTAGAATTATGCTAAATCTGAGAGGAGTTCCTGCTCCTCTCTTCTATTAACCAAAATATTACAGATATGAACTACAAGACATTTAATTTAATCGACAAGATTAATGCAGAAGGGTTAGATAACTCTGAGTGGGGTATTTATATGCACTTAGAGAAAACCGACACAAAGAAATTCTACGGAACAAGAGAGAGTTTCATGCTCCCTCCTGGAGAGTGGATTGTCGTGTACGAGAAAAAGGATGATATATGCCCATTCCGAGAGATTTGTACGCCTGATTACACTATCGACTACTGTGAGGATGAAGTTATATTGTTCTATGAAGTAAACTAGCTGAAATGTGCTCAGGTATTTTCCTAGGCATACTATGTAGAACCATTAAACAAATTGAATTATGCAAGACAGAAAATCACAGAAGAATTTTGAGCGTGCGCTTATGCATGAGATGGAGAAGATCAAGATTGCAGCGCGCCAGTGGCACAATAATAACACCAGAGGCTACAGAGATTTCCGTAGCAAGAAGGCTATCTCCAAGAGTTTCTCTGAGATAGCGGTGCTGTGCATGAGCTGAAATGTGCGTGGCGGTTGTCACGCATACTATTCACCAATATTTTAGATTATGAAGAAATTAGAGAACCCTAAATTGGAAGAGAAGAGCAGAGAATATCTGCGCGACAAGATTCTGCCTAGATTGCAGGAGATTCAGCGCGACGTATTCGGCAAGAATAAGGTGGGTCTGGAGGTAGACGTAGATCCTGAGGGCAAATACATTGTCTGTCATGCCTACACCATCATATATGGTAAGGTCAACAAATACCTTCACCTGCATCTCTCCTGCGTGCTTGACAGAGAAAAGCTGGAGTGTGAGTACAAGAGACTCACAGACTTCATCAAGGAGCATTCAGCCTAAAATGTGCGTGGCAACTGTCACGCATACAATTATTCACCAAAAATTATAGATTATGATAGATGAAGAATACAAGGAGAATGTAGAGTACATACTCTCTACGATTTTGCCTAAGTTGCAGGAAATCCAAAAAAAAGTATTGAAAAATCAATCAAGACTGAGCCTTGATGTTAGCGTTAGCAATAAAAACGGCGAATGGTATATAAGTTGTTTTGCCTGTGTCATGAATGACATGGGAGAAATAACGGATACTTGTTTTCCACGTTTCATCTGCGTATGCAGCAAAGAGGAGATGGACGAGCGGCTCAACGAGCTTAAAGAGTTCATCAAGAAGCACCTAACCTGAAATTGAGGGAGTTATTTCTCCCTCTCCTATAAACCAAAAATGTAGAATTATGAGCAAGTGGATTCAGTTTTATCATAAGATTAACAAGTTTGACCTTGTGAACATGAGATTTACGGATGATTTCAGTATCGTGGAAATGGTGGGCATGGATTCTGTCATGCCTATCGACGGCAGATTGAGTCTGTCATCCATACGTGATGTAGTACAAAAGAAAATCGAGAGCATGAAGAAAATCGAGAGTTTCGACCCTTGTGCGTTCTCAATCCTCACCGGTCCTACTATTCTGTGTGCTTCAGAAAGTCCAGTGTACAATCTCTAGCCAGAACTGCGGGGCAAGTCCTGTGTCCTGCTTCTATTATTAACCAAATCAAATTTAGAATTATGACAGACGGAGACAGAAAATTCCTTGCAAGACTCGTAGCGAGTCACAAGGCAGTTATCAGCGAGGAGTGCAGACGCAAGAATCTCGACAAGAGCGAGTATTTCAGACGCGTAGCGCGTGCAGACAAGAAAGCTCAGGAGATTGAACAATCGTGCATGCGCCCTCGCAAGTTCTAGCCAAACATTCTGTGCAGTCTATCTGCACAGAAACCATGTTAAACCATCAAAATTAAAGAATTATGGAGAAAATGACACAGAAAGAGTTGAAAAGACTCGTTAGAGTAGGAGCTGCCAAGGATGTAACAGACAGCTCAAGTCGTAACGATATCCCTGAAAGATATAGCCAAGTAGGCTACTCTTCTGGAATATACGGATGCAACGGAATGTTGCTTCGTGGCGAGAGCGGTCAGCTGTATGCTGTCTGTGCAAGAACTACGGCTATCTGGGTTTTCTAGTCAAAAACACGGGTAAGTGTTGGTGCGCTTACTCGTTTCTATCATCAACCAAAATACAGAAATATGAATATACAGAAAGTATGGGATGCGTTTATCAAGGAAAATGATAATCCATCATTCGTAAAGATGGCATATGCCGTAGTAGAGCAGCTTGGCGGTGTTAATGAAGACACACTGCTTAATTCTCTCGATAGTTGCAGAAATGCAAATGACGGGTACACTGGATTCTGTTATCCTTATCAGACAAGCAAGTTCTGGAACGAGAACAAGAGTGCTATCATGGAGAATATGCACGAGCTTGCCGATGATTTGGGAGAAGACCTTATCACGATGATTAAGGGCTTCGGGAATTTCAAGGACGACAAATCTGTCACCTATGATGCTATCGGCAAGGCTCTGTATGCTCCTTTTAACGAGGGCGAGAGCAGATACATCTACGACACATTTGCAAAGTATGCACTGGAAGAGGTTGCGAACCGATTCCAGGACTGGTGGTACGATCAGGACGAAAGTGAGTTCGATTAGCCGAACCAATCCTCACTCTCACGGGTGGGGATTTCTATTAACCAACAATTACAGAATTATGAGTGATTTAGAGAAAATCCTGAATGACGATTTGCTGAAGTGTGAAATCGTGAATTCAGCAGAGAACGAGGTAAGGCGTGTTGATCTCATCAAATGGATGCACGACAATACATTTTCCATTGCCATAGTACACAAGGATACAGGCAAACTTGAAGTGTCTGACATTCCAGAAACAGACGAGTTTGAAGCGCACAGATATTTCTACAGAAATTATGGCGACGCTATCTTGTTTGGCTAAAACTCCCCACACAATCGTGGGGAACCATTATGAACCATTAAACAGATGAATTATGGAAAAGAATATTGTAGAAGTTGTTATGAACAACAAGGGTGAAGTTATCGAGAAAGTAGCCGATTATATCGGTGTAAAAAGCTTTGCCAAGACAATCGAAGGCCTCTATCGCGAATGCCTGGAGAATTTCGATGACGCAGAAGACATGGAAGAATACATTGCTGATTTGTACGGAAAGAATATCCAGTCCCTTGCGTGGGAGTTTACCCATAAGGCAAACAATGAAATGAAGAAGTATCTACATCTTAATGACCAGCACATGAATGGCAATTTTGCCAATCTGTACGAGGACTACCCTAAGCACAGAACAGGTGCGTGGTGGGCATCAGACTACGATGGTGATGATTACTACGACTTTTACCCTCAGATGGTAGCCAGACTCGATTCCGCAGAGGACAGCGAGCAGGCGAACGAGGATAGAGCGTACCTAGAGGAATGGTATTTCAAGGCGTTCGGCACGTACAACATCAAGTACAATTTCTCCAACGAGCTTGAAGAGATTCACTCTATGATGGAGGAAGCTTATGAGGAAGCCTAACAATATCCCCTAGCATGGGGATATTCAATGTTAAACCATTTAAATGATATTAGATATGAGTTACAAATTTGCAAAGAAAGAAATCGGCGATTACAGAATCACCATTTATCAGGATGAGAATGCCGAATGCCCTTGCTCTGCATGGGATTTGGCAGGCGTATATCTTTGGGAGTATTCCGGCGTATTGAGTTCTGCTTGTAACTGGGAGAAAGTTCTCGGTAGCAGCAGCCATAGCCTGGAAGAAGCCCTGAGAGTACTGGTATGCAAGTATGTTCCACAAAAGAAGATTATCAAGTATATCAATAGTATGTTTCATTGCGATCATCTGTATCTCGAATACGACAAGTCGTGCCACATGTGGAGTTTTGAAAGAAAATCAAGATTCAGCATCGGCAAGAACGAGTGGTACAACATCAGAGATTTCACTCCTTACGAGCTGAAGAACGAGGATGTTAGGGATGAGCTTACAGAAGAGCTTGAAAAGGATGATTTTATTAATCTCCTGGAAGACTGCAAGGATATAGCATTCTACGAGTGGTCTTCTTCTGGTTATTCTCAGGGAGATTACGTCGAAGGTGTCGCATATTGTGACAAAGAGCGATTTGAAAAGATGGTTGATACAAATACCAAGAACTGGAAGAATCGTGCTATCGAGCTGTTTGAGAGCGAAGTCAAGGATATTGGTATGTGGATGTGGGGTGACGTAAAAAGTTACGTCCTAGAAAAGAAACGCCCGTATACAAAATTGTACGAAGACGGCAAATCTTCTGATTCCTACGACTGGGAACAGATTGACTCCTGTTACGGAGAGTACTTCGAAGATGCTGATGACCTCATCGAAGAGGTTATCAAAGAACACGGCTTACAGCCGAAAGATGCTGCCTAACAAGGGGAGCTTGCATGCTCCTCTTCCATTAACCAATTAAATAGAATTATGGGAAAAATTACAATTTCGCAGAAGGGAAGTAGAACTATCTACAGAGTGAACAGAAGAATCGTGTGCTATCGTGACGGGCACAAGTATTGTGTGGGCAAGCCATCATCTGGCAGCACCCATATCGAGCTTGATGCCTTGTCCGAGAATATTGCACACGAGAGATGCATTGAGATTTGTGAGCGTAGAATCAATGCGGAGATGAAGTATCAGAATCCTGTCGCATACAACGCACACAGAGTATTGAACGCATTAGCCTAAAAACGGAGGGAGCAATCCCTCTGACATTATTAACCAAAATTACAAGAGTTATGAAGAGATAGTACGTATCAGTCACAGAGCATTTAAACAAGGTAGTCAGCGTTGATGCTGAGAGTGAGAATGAAGCCGTACAGAAAGTGCAGGATGCCTATAATAATAGCGATATTATTCTTGACGCTGACAATTTCTCAGGTGAGGTTATCGAGATCGAACCAGATCAGGAGTACTGGAGAGAATCCGAAGAAGATGACAGCGTAGCACTCCAGCATATCGACTAGCCAAACGGGGAGAGCAATCTCCCTACCAATAACCAAAACATCATAGATATGAAGAAAATCGAGGTAGGAATGAGAGTGTATTGTGACATACATTCTCTGTCAAAGGAGCACATCGTGACTCACGTTTCAGAGAAAAGAGGATTCGCGGGAATTGATAACGAGTTCTGGTGGCCTATAGACCAGTGCTTCCCCTGCGATGAAATAACATTGCCTAAAAAGCGCAGCTAAGGACTGCGCACAATAACCAAAACAAGAAGAATTATGAATGAAGACAGAATCCTAAGTATGTTCTTTGAGAAAGCCAGATGGCAGTATGCTATCGAGAAAGGCTTATTCAAGGACATGAACAAAGCAGTAATGTATCAGCTGACGACACCTGAGGCTCGTCTGGCTATGTATCAGAGGATCAAGAGCGGCAATTACAAGATAATGCCGCCTCATACGGCAAAGATTCCTAAAGACAACGGAGATTTCCGTACGGTCTATGTGAATGAACCTGTGGATAGAATCCTCTTGAGCATAGCCAACGACCTCCTGTTCGAGCTGATGCCGGAGATGGTGCATCCGCGCTGCACGTCGTACCAGAAAGGTATCGGCTGCGGTCGTGTGGTGCAGGAAGTATCTCGGATAATATACTCGGCAGATGGTAAAATCATCGGGTGGAAAGGCGACTTCTCCAAGTACTTCGATTCCGTGCCTATTCGATTCATTGATTGGGCATTTGACAAAGTAGAGGAGAAGTACGGAAAATCTGCACTGATAGATGTCATTCGTGACTACTATCACACAGATATCTATTTCGATGAGGACAACAACCTCTGTGAGAAGTATCAGTCCCTCAAGCAGGGATGCTCTGTTGCTGCATGGCTGGCTGATGTCATTCTCTATCATCTTGACGACAAGCTATCTAAGCTTAACGGATATTACGTCCGCTATTCAGATGATACGCTGTTTGTCGGTAAAGACTATGAGAAAGCCATGGATATCATGAAGAGCGAGCTGGAGATGATGCAGATGACGCTCAATCCGAAGAAGGTTGAGTATCTTGATGCTAATCACTGGTTCAAGTTCCTCGGATATTCCATCAAGGGTCACAATATCTCTCTGTCGTCCACACGTATCAAGACCTTCCAAAAGGAGATTGAGAAAAGGACGATAAAGAAACGTGACACCACGATGACGAAAGCCATCAATTCAGTCAACAGGTATCTCTACAAGGGGTACTGCGATTATTCCTGGGCCACTCAGGTTCTTCCGGTCATAAACGTGAAAGAGGACATCGACAAGCTCAACACCTTCGTCATGGACTGCATCCGTGCGGTCAAGACAGGCAAGAGAAAGGTCGGTGGTCTCGGATACGTGAAGACTCAGGCTGTAGGTTGCATAGACCGAGGTCGTGGAAGGAACGTGAAAGCCAACAGGGGTAAGACAGAGAGCGAAATCAAGGGGTATCTATCAATCGGTTGTGCCCAGAATGCCTTGCGAACGAGCAGGGCAGCGTACAACACATTGGTGAATACTCTGTAGATGAGCATCCTAGCGCAAGGATTTGCCGGAATGAAGACACGAGGTTTTAAATATCCCGGTTGCGGAGTACAGGGACCATCTCATACCTAGAGATGGTCCTCTGTTCGTCCTAAACCGGATATTATCAATCTGATATAGCTATGCGCAGTATCTTCTGACCGACAGACTCTGTAACCGAGCACACGGACGTGGGAGAAGGACGGACCGATTCAGGCGACGCCTCTATAACATCATCTGAACATCCGACAATGCATGGATGTTCATATAACCGCACAAGGCGTAGCTCATCAACGAAGTACAGAAATGTGACATTCCGTATGACCACCACCGGTGGCGCACACCACTAATCCCTGACGGATGGCTGAAGTTTATGCAACAGGTCTCTTAACCAGAGTAGTTGATCCTGGACGGCTTCGCAGTGGGAGCATTGTCCTGGATCACCTATTCTGGCGAATCCTGTGTCAAATCAGAAACATAAAGTATTGTGCCGAGCCATCGGTCATGGAACCACCCGAGCACGAGGGTAGTCTTCAGAGGAGAGCAGAGTTTACGGAACTGTTACGAATCTCGCCGGCCTCCCCGGAACACTATCCGGGTATTCCGGCGATACATAACAGCTCAAATCAAACTGCTAGAGCTACGTGCCACGCTCTCAGATGAAGACAACGTTATTGCCAAACGAGGTACACGAGGATGTTGCGTATTTACAAACCCGCTGGTAAATAACGCGGGGAGGCATCCTTAGAGCAACGATGCTCCCCGCGTAAACCAGCTGGTTAAATCATCAGCCTATAGCAAGGCAACAGACATATGAGTGTACCTACAACAACCAAAGTGAATTGCATCACGACTTATCAAGAGTATGAGGTTTAATGTCACGTGAGTGGTATACCTGCTCCTGCCGATATCTCCGCAGGCGCAGGTATCCAATCCACGGGGTTGAATCACGAACATATATCCATGCAACATAATACATGAGATAAGTCATGCGCATTGCAGCGATGTCTGGCAAGTTCTGAGAGTTCATCGAGCGTTTCATTGATTCTGAAGCCAAGGATGGGGAAGCGTACGCTTCCTGAGGTTGGCTTCATAACAATATCACGCCCTTAATCAAAAACTTAAAGCAATGCAACGTATCAGGTTGAGTCAGACTAGGTTATTGCGAGCCGAATATGGTGCGCAAGGAGAATAGATTGTACAATACGGTATCAATCATCCTGAAGATCCAGGTGGTTACCTGGATCTGTCAGGACTTAGATACAGTATTAATCAAGACCTTATAGTTACGCAACAGATTCTCTGAGCGCACTCCTATTAACAAATATTTAAGAATTATGAACAGCAAATTACTAAAGAAGCTTGAGGAAATCAAGAAAGAGTACGAAACGTCAGAAGTTTGCATGGGAGAGATGCTTGATTCAGTAAGCGCAGACGGATTCTCTATCGAGGATGCCCACTGGTTGTATATGCGTGCAATGGAGTGGGCGAACGGAGATAAATTCTATATCCATATTGAGTAAGGATGAACTCGAAGAAGCCAATTTGATAGTGCTAGAATAAGCACTATCCCTATTAACCAATACAATAGAATTATGACATACGACGAGATTATCAATGCAGTTGAGAATGGTGCTAAGTTCACCATCAACTTCCAGAAGAGAACATGTAGGGTGAATGGTAAGATAGTGATGTCCGAGGAAGATAAGCCGAAAGATACACCTTACCTGACACATGCAGTAGTCCTGTTCGCAATAGAACAGAGATATAAGGCATACAAGCATTCTGTGCCTTCGGAACGCTCTGAATCCCATCGCCGCTACTACTTCAAGGCTTTGCCGGAGAAAGAGCTCACAGACGAAGATATGATGTATGGTGAGCGACGGGAGGTAGCGAGATGCAAGCTAGAACTATACGTCCTTATGCAGCTGCTCAGAGGAAACCTTGCATGGGAGAACAGATGGGGAACATGGTTCTGGCGGTCTGAAAATGACAGGGACCTGATTATCCTCAGAGACTGGGTTGAGCCAAACAAGGGTGGGGTGTAAGCCTCATCCACAAGAGTTAAATAAATTTTTAGTAACCAATTTAAAATAATTAGAATTATGAAGCAGATTGTAACAATCACTGGTGAGAACTTGAACATCGTAACTAACAATGTAGAGGCTACAGCAGCTACCGGTAAGAAGACCAAGGCGCAGATGCGACTCGAAGCTCTTAAGGCAGCAGGCGTTGACGTAAGTAAGTACTTCCCTCTCGGTGACGACAAGCTTATCAAAATCGAAAATGGTGCGGCAGTTCCTGTTGATATGGACGATGCAACCATCGATGCGGTAGGCAAGCAGATTGTCGAGGGTGGATACGTAAGCAACTGGAAGCTGTTCCGTCGTTGGGTTATGTCTCAGATGTTCCACATGTTGCGAGACATGGATAAGAGTTATCTGTCATTCAACGAGGTGTTGCAGCGCAAGGGCTACGAGTATCAGTGGCGCATGTTGGAGAACGAGCTGTATGCTCAGATGAAGATGTGTGACCACAAGGACTACGAGAACACCAAGGCGAGAAATCGCTGGTTCAACGGCTGCGTAGCACACGATATGGCTATTGACTATATTAACAAGCTTCGCAGCTACATTGACGACAAGTGCATCTACACTACCAAGAAAGACAAGGATGGAAACGAGAAGAAGACATACAAGCATACCTGCAAGGGTAATCCTTATATCCGTCTTCAGAACGAGGACATTTTTGTCGCAGACTTGGAGAGAAAGGTCTATACTCCTCTCCGTAACCTTGCCAACGAGATGGGTGCTGCACCGACCTACAAGGATCTCTACGATGCAGTTCGCGAGTTCAACAAGAACCGCAAGCATCTCGCATGGGATACCAAGCAGGCAGATGCATTCATTCATGCTTACAAAGGGTCTGGTTCCTACTACACGATGAGAAACCTCATCATGTTCCATGGAGCAAAATTCATGAAGAACGGACGAAAGATGTCAGAGGCCAATTCTCTGAAGGAGCTTGAGTCTAAAGCCATGCTCTACGATGAAGAGTGTTGGAAGATGCTCGGTGTACTCAAGCAGCTTATCAAGGACAATAATATCAGCGTCCAGGGCAAGATTCTTGAATGGAAGAAAGCCAAGAGCGAGAACAAGTAATCATCAGTAAGATGTAAGGTTCGCCGCCTGAAGAATGGTGGCCCGGCAGCTTGTGTTTACAAGAGCTTCTACAACGAAGGATCTCCTCCAGTCACTACTGGAGGTAATCCTTCGAGCTAAAGCTCTCTAGATCGAACTTATAGAGTAAGGCGCCAGCCGGGGACCATTCTAGCCAAAAGTCGGTTACTGATTCGGTAACCGATTCAATGTTTAACCAATAAAATTAAGAATTATGAAGGAAATAAAGAAGATGATCGATACGAGCAAGCTTGTTCCTGCTCCTCTTGACAACAAGAACGTCATGCTAGACTGGTGGGAAGAAAACATGTTCGATGACGAAAGCTATGCATTCTCCGGGAATACATACCTCGGATTCATTGCAGGAGTTCCCGTAATGGCTACCATCAAGGATAATTTTGTTGAGCTTAAATGCATTCCGCAGCCATTCCGCAGTATGGATAAGCTTGACGATTTCGGAAATGCGGTAATCAGAAACATAACGGGAGACGACTGTCACCTTCTTACCGCAGTGATTTCGGAGCATAAGCAGTACATAGATGACGAGCGCGAGGAAGATATGAAACTTCTCGTAACATTCTCCATCTATAATGGAGAAGCTATAATTTCATTTCACTGGAATGTGCCGAAAGATTAGCCAAACATGTCAGTCGTTAACAGCGGCTGACTACTCATATCATAACTAAATTTTGTTTAAATGGTTCAAAGCCGGTCTGTCGTGAGACACGCCGGTTTTTTGTTCTCAAAGTTTAACCAATTAAATTAGAATTATGAGTAGAAATTACTGGACATTAAACAAGGAAGGTATGAAGAATCGCCTGTCTAAGGCACAGGCAGCTTACGAGAACGCATTGGAGAATGTAGAGAACCTGCACGTCAAGATCAGTGAGGGTAATAGCAAATTGGGAGCTATCCCATCTGTATCGCTTATCCCTGTAATGGATTGCGGTAACTGCGCAATCTGTGCGAAGAGCTGCTATGACCTCCGAAACGACCTCATCTATAAGGAGGTCATCAAGACGAGAGCCATCAACTCTGCAATCTACCATGAGGATCCCGAGCGATACTTCAAGGAGATTGACGGGTATCTCGACTACCGCTACCCTAGAGCATTCAGATTCCACATCGGCGGTGACATCCAAAATAAATGGTATCTTGGCAATATGTGCGAGATTGCTCGCAAACATAAGGATACCAAGTTCCTGGCGTTCACCAAGATGTTCGATGTATGTAACGAGTACATCGATGAGGGGAACGTCATTCCCGAGAACATGCACATCCTATTCAGCGGATGGCTTGGTCTCAAGATGGACAACCGTCACGGATTCCCGGAGGCGCATCCTATCTTTGAGAGTGGAACGTCTGCTCCGGAAGGAACACGTCTATGTACCGGAAACTGTACAGAGTGCCTGAAGGAAGACAGACTATGCTGGTCCATCGGCAAGGGACAGGCGGTAGGATTCCTTGCACACTAGCCAAAAGCCCTCTTCGGAGGGTACTATGTCTAACCAATTAAAATTTTGAATTATGGCAACAGCAAGAAGAGGAACAAGAATACTCAAAGCTTCCGACATTATGAAGAGAAAGGGCATTGTCCAGAAACAGATGGACATGGACAAGTTCAACGAGGTTGTAGAGAATTTCTTTATGACCCACGAGCCTAAGGAGACGATTCTCCTTACGCCGAAGAGATTCATCGAGATGGATAACCCGCCAGAGGGAGACTTCATCGACTATCTCGATGTCAGCGTATGGGAGAAGAAGAGTGAGGACCCGGATGACCCGTTCGACTTCATCGACTATCAGTTCATGAAGAAGAACGGAATGCTCCGTCCTATCCTTATGGTGAACGAGCCTTTCATCGGCAATGCTGCCGGGTGGCTGAGAGATTTTTGTGGATTCACTGTGAAGAGCAGAACACGAAAGAAGAAAAAGGAATATATCGTGTCTCTGCCGGTGTAAAGCCGAAAAACGCGTGGAACATTGTTGTTTCACGCTCCTAGTATTAACCAATTAAATTTTATGAATATGACTGATATTGAAAGAGTAAAGAGATTCGCATCCGAGAATGATTACCCAGGTGAGACATTGGACACAATCAACTGCTTCCGCAGACACAGTAAGATTCCAAAGGAAGACCTCGACAGCCTGGACAAGGCAACCGATGAGGACTGGCTAGGTCTTATCGATGAGTACGAGGGCAATGGAATCAACTGGAAGGGAGAGTTCTCGGACGTTAACGGAAACAGCGTAACGCTTGGCGACAAGGTTATGTGGAACAATCCAGATCCTAATGATTTCGATAAGTGGTACGAGAATTTCAAGATATGCACCGTAGATGATATATCAGGAGACCGAATATCACTCAAGGACGAGGACGGAGATACGTTCGATGTAACCGATGATGAATGCACTTTAGTTCGAAAGCTTGACTACAAGCTATATGAAGACGAGAAGTATCACTATGGAGTGTGTGGAATGCTCCAGGATATCGAGAATGCCCGCACGATGACGAGCTATATCCACGATGACGACCTCAGATGGAAGCTTGATGCTGCGTGCAGATGGTTCAAGGAACACATTGAGGCTGAGATTGCCAATCACATCGTTGAGAATCAGTAAGCCAAACAAGCCTACCGGAAAACGGTGGGCATCAAGTTAAACCAAAATATTAAAATTATGGATAGAAAAGAATTGAAAGACAAGATTGATGAGTTGCGTTCAACAGCAAAGATGGAACTTGCATGCACCATCCGTGAGATAATGAGAGAGCACAATGTGAGCAGAAAGGTGTTCGATTGGCCTGTACTTGCCGGCGACAACAGGGAGGTGAATATCGTAGAAGTAGGCGACAGCGAAACAGCTATCCCTATCATTCATAGCCGATGCACTTCTGTAGGGTTTGAGTTCCCGGAAGCAAAAGCTATCGATGACGATATACCAGTTGACCTTCTTGCAGACATCGCTACTAGTCTGAACGACGAGCTGAACGGCTATATCGGTGTCTATGCTGCAAAGTATAAGATTGCCTACAATGATGGAATTTTCATTCCTAAGGAGAATCCGTACGTATTCCGGGCAGAATCATATAAAGATGCATTGGATGAGGCGGAAGACTACATGCGTGTGTGGAATGACCATAATGGTTCTACCCTAAGACTCGTGTCAGTCGAGAAGCAGACTGCTTCGGAAGGTTAAATTAGCGTTAAAAACGGCAAAGACGATGGTTTATATTATAAACTTTTCGTATCTTTGCCACTAATAACCAAAATATTAGAATTATGACAGAAGAAATAAGAATCAAGACAAGAGATTGGGAGAGACTTCTGAGCTACACTCAGCAGCAGAAGTACAAGACTGCCATCAAGCAGGGTTGGTTCGCCAATTATCACGACAACTCGTGGAGGCATGACACGTTCTATGGCGCATACATCTGGAAATACCCGAAACTTATTAAGGTTGTAAGGATGTTCGAAGAGATGCTTGGACATAAGCCATTATGGGAAGACATCACCGACGACAATCTGCGCGACCTCTATGAGAAGATTCAGGAGAACTACGCTCCTAACTCGGCAAGAACCGTATGTGCAACCATCAAGGCCGTGATACGTGAGAACGATGCTACCAGGGAAATTCCTAGTCCTACGTTCGGCAGAATACTTAGAGCGAAGGCTGTACCGGTCCAGTCTGTATATCTCTCTGATGAGGAGATAAACAGAATCATAAAGTACAACCCTCACGGGAAAACAAAAAGATATGTTCAGAGAATGTTTATCATGGAATGTCTCTGTGGCGCACGTTACAGCGACTGCCAGAGAATGACGGAAGAGAACATTGATGATACCGGACACTTCCTCGTCTATGTTACTCAGAAGACAAAGACCGAGGTAAGGGTTCCACTTCACAAGAAGCTCCGTAAGTTCCTCGTATGCGGTACTGGTGACGAGCCTCTCCCGGGTGAGATAGGTGAAAGGACGTTCAATAGAGCACTCCGCGACATCTGTCGTGACTGCGGAATAGATACGAATACAAAGGTGTTCAAAGCCGGAAAGGAAGAGACTGGAAAGAAGTATCGGTTCGTATCATCCCATACCGGCAGACGCTCGTTCGCAACGAATCTCTCAAAGAAGGGAGTACCTCTTGAGCAGATTGCCGTCATGATGGGACATACCAGTAACGGTATGCCTAATATACAGATGACACAGCGCTACATTGTCGGTAAGACCGAGATTGACAGCAATACACTGAGATTGTTCGGCGTCTATGAAGAAGACCTCGATAACGGTCTAGATGAGGATTAAGCTAAAACTGGAGGTGGCCAGCTGCCATCTCCTGCCATTGTTTAACCAATTAAAATAATGATTATGGTAGAAGATTATACAGTAGAAGAGTTGAATAAACTCATCAATGAGTGTCGGAAGAAGTACGAAAAGCTAGAAAAGGAGACCGTCATGAAGGCTCTGACTGGCGAGATTGGTACGAACTCCGCAATGGTGGAAGAGTTGGAGATACTCAACATCCACTATCACGATGAAATGGATGAGTACGATATAACTGCACCTGACCTGAATCCAGATCTTATCGATAACTTCAAGAGGGCAGAGCGTGATGGCAAGAACGTCATCTTCGAGGCACAGGAATATCTTAAGATCCTGGGAATGTGCGAAGAAATGTTCAACCAGAAGCTATGGGTCAACGAAGATGGCCACATATGCGATGAAGAAGGTAATAGACTTTCCGCCGACAGAGAGCATCGTGTTTTCGAAGTTGTTAAGTGCGGAAAATAAGATATTTCTAGTTTTTCATAGCTAGATTGTTTAAATGATTGTCCTCTCTTGCCCGTGAGGGTAGGAGGGGATTTTTTAAAACGGCCCCGATTAGCCAAAAATAGGGAGCTTCGGCTCCTGCAATTAATAACTTTTTAAAAATAAGAATTATGGCAAATTGGGCAATCACAAGCTATCGTATTGAAGGCAAGCAGAAGGATCTTCAGGAGTTAAGCAACCTTTGCAAGGCGTTTATGAATAAAGAGCGTCCTGTAATGGAGGAAGGAGCGTCTGAGAACTGGGAAGGAAATATCATCCTGGATCTTGGCGAAGAAATCGGTGACAACTACATTCGCGGATTTATCCATACATGCGAGTTATCAGACGGCCTATTAAAAATTTGTGCAGAGGAGGCATGGGGAGCAACGGACTTCAATAAGCTCCTCGAAAAACACTATGACGGCATGAAGGTGTATTTCATAGTGGAAGAGGAAATGTGTGAGGTCTATGCTACAAACGACGCAGAAGGCAAATACTTCAACTGTCGCTCTGTATTGACTTCGTATGTAGATGGAGAATATCACAGAGAAGAGTTTAAGAATAAAAACGAGGCATTAAAGTATGCAGCGAAACTCATTGGTCGTGATTCTGTCACAAAGTTAGAAGTTGCAAAGTGGAACGAGGAACGCAAGAATAAAGGCGTTTTTGAATACATAAACATCAATGGATGTGATATTATTGACGAGTAATAATTTAAGCCCTACGCATCACGGATAAGCGGATTATATGGAAAGAAAGACAAAGCATCTTACCCTTCTTCCCGATGGTGTTTCCTTACTATTCGATTTCAGTAAGTGCGATAATTATGCAGAGGCGATTCTTGCTGACTACATATATTGTCCAACGGACGAGCAATTAAAGGAATCGATATCTCTCTGTTTTCCAGGTAACGTTTCTGATCAAGAAAAAGTATTTGGGAATCTGAAATCGAAATTTTCGAAAATTATTCCCGGCAGAAGAAATGTGTATTACGTGGCTGTTTACAACGAGAACCACGAAAAGATTGCGGTCGTTACAAGCAACTTCTTCGGTCGTCCAGGATTGTTTTATGCAAATTTGAGAATTGATGCCGACTTGTTTGGAGATAGAGATGAGGCAGAGGAACTAATAAGGAAAGTTAAATCGAACGGAATTTGTAACAAGCAGCGATATTTAGCTATGAAGAAAGAATCTTCTGATGTACAATATAAGATAATAGAATGGAAGTTCTAGAGTATAAATAGCCGCTTATTCACTTGTAGATAGGCGGCTATTTTATTAAGATAACCACCGAAAAAGCAACAAAAATCACACTTTTTTCTTAAACTACGTTAATTGTAAACATTCTGTACTTTAATGAATGACACGATTAGCTGTTTTTACTTCGCTTGAAACCTTTAGCTATACCATTATATTTAAAATGTTTGTCCTCACTTTTTACTTTAATAAGTCCGGTTTATGGCATAAACGGAACTATTGCATGGAATAGAAAATCGTCGTATCTTTGCAGTGCTTGTTAGAAGTCACGCGCTAGCAAATAAATAAGTTTTATCTAGAAGTTGATTAGTTCAACTACAACGATATACCCTATCCAAAGTTTGGAGCGTGACCCAGACGGCGGATAGGGTTTTTTCTTTACCCTATCTCAAAGTTTCAAGCAAATACATACGAGGTTTAATCCGTGCAGTCCTCTTCGGAGTTATCGACCGATATATAAAACTGCTCTGTCAGGTAAGTTACATTATGGTTGTGTAAATCCCGCAACGTGTCACCTCACGACGGGTGCCCATATCAGAAATGAGAAAGCCGACCATAACGAACAAAGCTCTGTGGGTATCAGAAGACTTATGCTGGCTTTACAAGGAGTACGAACTACTATGGTATATTATATATATTGTAGTTGATAAAAAATAAGGTTTGACTCGCTTGGCTATCCCATTTATTCTTATGGGTATAGAGGTGTTGTATATGTAAATGAAGAAAAACGTTAAACATTAGTTCTATGGCAAGAATAACGAGAAACAAAGCTGCCGAGATACTGGGAGTATCAAGACAGACTATCAGCAACTACATCAAGGAAGGCATCCTTGGAAGCTACGTAGGCGAACACGGCATCCTGTATGTCAACAGCGAGGATATCGAGAAATATGCTCAGAAATACAAGATGATTGCAGTAAACGAGAAGATGATTGACGAGAAGCTCAAGGAAGTCGAGTTTCGCAAGCGCGCAATCAACATCGAGCTCACTGAACTGAGAGACAGAGCTACCGCAAACGGCAAGCTGGCTGCAAACGCCGTAGGCATGCTGTTCGGTGTAATCAACACAATGTCGCATCTTGGTGTATTACCGAATCTGACCTATCGTGAGTCCAGTCTTCTGAAGGACATCATTAACGGAATGACCTATGACGAGCTGTCAATCAAGTACGGTGTGTCTGCAACGAGAATCAGGCAGATTGCAGAAAAGACTTGCAACAAACTCGCCTACAACGAGAATATTGCCATTGCTGAGCTCTCAACGAACAGAGCCTTGAAGTATGAGGTTGAGCGCCTGAAGAAGGTAATCAAATCGATATAGGTAAGCTTCGATGAATACCGGCGCGCGAAAGGTGACAAGCCAGTCAGTAGCGCAGTACTTCCTCCGCTGATCCTTTCTAGGGATATAAAGGACTGTGGCTTCTCTGTCCGCATTCTGAATGCACTCAAAGGCTTCGACGTATATACCGTAGGCGACTTGGTTCGTAATCTCCGGGGAAGGTCAGAGCTTATGAAACTCAGGAATCTCGGCAGGAAGAGCGTCTGGGCTATCCTTGACTTCGTTGAGGAAAACAATCTTGACTTCAAGGAGAACGGAGAGTCTGAGGAAGACTTCTACATCAGACTCAATAACAAGTTGTCAAACCAAAAAGATTAAGTATATGAAAATAAGACTAAACAAGAGTACTGACCGTCTGGAAATCAGAACCAAAAAGAGAATGATAGCCTTCCATTGCGATATTCTGAAAGGTTCTTATTACCTAGTACCGACTGTAAGATTTGACATCAGTAGGGCATACGGAGAGAAGAGTATCTGGTTCCTCTTCCTAGGTGCTTTTGTGTTGATTGATATTTTTAAAATAAAAGACTAAGTATATTTTTTTAATTTTTAAACATTATGAGTGTAAAAAACATTATTTTGGCATCAGTACTTGCAATAGTAGTACTCGCCGCAGGTTCAGTTATCGGTTGTTATTTCCATTACAACAACCAGGAAATCTCACTTCGCCAGCAGTCAGAGGCTCAGCGTGGCAAGATTGAGGGTGTTCACGACAAGATGTGGAAGGTTCTTCAGCAGAAGGCACAGGTTACGGATGAGTACAAGTCCGCATTCGAGTCCATCTATCCGAAGCTTATCGAGGGCAGATACTCAAAGGGAGACGGCTCGCTTATGAAGTGGATCAAGGAAAGTAATCCTAACTTCGACGTTTCGCTATACAAGGACCTCATGCAGTCCATAGAGATTCAGCGCTCCGAGTTTCAGACGTCACAGGAGAGAATGCTCACAACAGAAACACCAGGAAGCACGTGAAACTTGCAGCAAAGACAATGACTAGATATACGGTAGCTATATGCCGTATATCTAGCTCTGGATATGTAAAGAAATACCCGTCCATAAAAAGCGCTGTTAAGGATGGGTATTTCTCAGGCAGTATCTACAAATGTCTTAGAGGGCAGATGAAGACTCACCGAGGCTACCGTTGGGCTTATCAGAGTTAACGTAGTCTATAACCATTCGGTTCGCCTCGTCAACTGCCTTGTTGTCGTATTTGACATAGATGGCTGTAACCGTCTTCTCCCATACGGAGTGTCCCAGTGCTCGACCGATTGTTTCGAGTGAAATACCTATCTCTGACGCAAACGTCGCCCAGCTATGCCTGTTGTAGTACGTTGATATCTTGCTGTCAATAGGATGAGGCGATGACTTTCTCATATCCTTAGGATCCTTCGGGCCAATCCTTCTCAGCGTACGGTTCATGTTGTTCGTGAAGTGGTCCACGTCGAAAGTTCCTGCGTCTTCGAAGAACCTGAGCAGGTACTGCGGCTTTCTGCTGCTGTATCTGCTTATTATCTCCATAGCCTCTGGCTCCACCTTGATGTCGTACAATCTACCTGTCTTGTTTCGGTAGTAGCTTATCCTACCATTGTGGAAATCCTCCTTCTTTAGCGTCAGGAGGTCCGAAACATTGATACCTATGAGGTAGAACCCCAACATGAAGAAATCGCGGTACAGAGCCTGCTTGCCGTGTAATTTGGCATCCCTTAGTTCTCTCATCTGCTCCAGTGAGAGACAGCGCTTCCTTGTTTCCTCCTTTTTGAGCTTGATATAGTGGAACGGAAAGTTCTGCGTCTTACCATCATCGATGGCCTTCTTGAAGACTGCCTTAATGTGTGTGATGTCGTTCGAGATACCATTGGCCTTCCTTCCCTTATCCATCTCATGCCTGATAAACCCTTCAAGCCAGTCCTTGGTTATGGTGTTGAAACTGCACTTACCGTCGTATGCCTCTACGCATCTGTAGGTCCTCTCGTAGCTTCTCCTGGTATTCGGCCTCTCTCTTGTCTCAGCGAATGCCTTCATGAAACTGAGGAACGGAGACTTGTCTTCTTTCTTTGCTCCCGTACAGATCTCCTTCAGATGTTCCTTCATCATATCCGGCGACTCGTCATGATGGTCAAGGATATAGCTCTCACACTTGGCATACAGCTCCGCAAGTCTTCTCGTCTTCGCTTTTGCTGACTTGTCTGACTTCGGAAACATCATGCCGCTGAACTTCTCGGTTGTCTGCAACCCGGTGTAGACGTAGAACCTCTTCGTCATGTGGGTTACTGAGAAAAATACCTTGTTAGTCTTTGACTCTACATATACCTTCATAGTGATGATTTCTTTTGTAATCCTTCAATCTACAGGTAAACCACACTTGCATATTACTTGCAAAAAGTAACCTCAGATTACCTTAAATTACCTTTTTGTGGCATTTTTATGTAAAATAAAAGGATTGTTATTTTACTACTATTGCTGATACACAGAGACTTACAGAGTTAGAATGCCCAATTTTGTACTGTAATCATCTTAATTTTATAAGTCCCTTATTATCAATTATTTATAAATTCTTGTTTTCTGTTGCTTGCATATTGCTGACAAATGTCTCTATTTCCGAGGTATGTACAATGCAGCAGTTATTCCTTCGTAGCCAGGTGTTGTATTTGTAACATACACAAACTTACTTGCCGATTCCGTTGTTGTGGCATTCATGTAGACGTATCCTGCGCTTGAAATACCATCTCCGAAATATCTCTCGCTCATAAAGTTTGTCATCATCTGCAATGCTTGCGTAGCGTTTCCGTGCATAGTCATAGACACAAAGGCACTCTCCAGTTTGTCGTTCTTGAATGTATATGCTACGACATCGATATCCTCATTCATTGCAGGGTAGTAGATGAGCGTTGTTCTATCACTCTTCTTGGTGTCGAGGCTTCTCTTCTCATACCTCATTACATCTTCAGGAGTCGCGTTTAGCTTGCACAATGGCTCTCTGAAGTAATTATACAAACCTCGTACCGTAACGTCGCATTGGCTCTTGGATCCTCCAGACATCGCATAGATGGCTGTCTCTCCAACATGGTTGGCCGTAACCTCTCCGTCGTTCACGGATGCAACGAAATCGTCATCTGACGACCAGGAAGCCTTACCTGTATGGGTTATGGTATACTTGTCACCCTTCTGCATTGTGATGGCTCTCTCGTTCATTGAGAATGGTTCGTCATCGTTACTGCTGCTGCAAGAGAAAAATGATACTCCTGCCAAAGCAAATACTGCTGCTAATAATACCTTCTTCATAATATATAATGTATAAAGTTCTATAATGCCTTTAATGAGCCAAGTACCTTGAAAACCTTGGTGATGGCTTCTTTCTTTATTTCCTGGTCTTCGTACTCCTCGTTGATTGCGTGGAGGGTGAAATGTTCATTGTCAGAACCCCTACGGATAACCTTTACAGTCCTTAGGTCGTTCTTCGTCATTATTGCATAAATCTCATTCATAGGCAAAAATTCTGTCCAGTCAGGTATGACCTTCAAGGCAATGATGTCTCCATTACTTATTAGAGGCTTCATGCTGTCCCCCGAAGCTCTGCACCAGAAATCAGTTTTCTCGTAACCTGGGACAGATATGTACTTTGTAGGGGTGTTCGGTGTATCATTGTACATCTCACTGAACCCTAATGCAAAGTCAACATCGTAGAACGGCTTTGCATCTTTTCCATGAATCGCTTGTCCGACAGACTTGTCGATAGCCATATTAACTAGGCTTCTATCATACATTCTTGGAACATCATCATATCGGCTTCCTTCTCCTGTTTCTAACCAATTTCGACTTATCTCCAACGCTTCACTGATCTTGAGGTAGTCTTTGGCGGTGAAAGGCGTACTTCCTTTAAGTTTTCTGCTTAGGTTAGACGATCCGAGACCGACTTTCTTTGCGAAAGCGTTAGGTGTTAACCCTAAGTCTTTGATGAGAATGTTAACTCTTTCGATAACTCCATTCATAATTCAAACCTTTTAGTTATGTATACGTAACTAAAACCGGTTAAACAGTTAAGGTAAGTTAAGAAGGCGAATAAAATCCGAAAAAGATTTGCTTTGTCCGTCTTTTTGTGTTACCTTTGCACTCGTGAACCGGTTCAAGCAATAAAGCAATACCGACACAAACGGAGGCGGATGCGACCGAAAGTGCCGTATCTTACATTAGCACTGCAAATATACAACTTTCCTGCGTCCCCTCCAAATTATTTTAGTTAATATTAAATAAAGCAAGATGAAAAAATTGACAAAGTCAGACATTTTGAGCATAAAGCCTGGAAAAATCGAGGTTTTTGTGTTTGAGACAGCAAAAGCTATCATGTCGGCTCGACAGTACGCTTGGCTGATAGGTAAGACCGAACCACCTGAAGGTGTGGCTAGGTACAAAACGAAGGCTAACTTCGATAACAAGACATTGGTTATCGAGGCTGTTCCGGTCGAGAAGTAAACTTTAAAAGTTAGATTATGGAGGAAATAGCTAGAAAAGAAGCAATGACCTCACTAGAGATAGCTGAGGTTACAGGTAGAAACCACAAGGATGTGATGCGCTCTATCAGAGAAATGGAAGAAGCATGGGTTAAAGTTAACGGGCGCAAGTTTGCGCTGGTTGAATATAAGGATGCTAAAGGCGAAATGAGACCATGCTATTCTCTCGGCAAGACAGAATGCCTTTACATTGCTACCAAGTTCAATGATGAAGCAAGAGCAAAGCTGGTACTGCGTTGGGAAGAGCTGGAAAATCAGACCCGAAAGAACGAGATTGTTATGCCAAACTTCTCGAATCCTGCTGAAGCGGCGAGAGCCTGGGCGGATCAGTACGAGAAGGGTCTCGCTTTGGAGGCTCAAAACAAAGAGCTGAAAGAAGAAAATCAGCATCTCGCTCCGAAGGGAGAATATTTCGACGATTTGGTGGCAAGAAATCTTCTTACGAACTTTACGAAGGTGGCGCATCAGCTAAACATAAAGCGGAAGACCTTTATAGATTGGTTGATAAGAGATAAGTTTATTTATCGAGACCAGAAGAACAAGCTCGTTCCTTACGCCAAGTATGCTCATACATATTTTCATATAAACGACACGAAAGGAAAATATAGCAAATGGGCAGGCAACCAGACGCTGATAACACCGGAAGGAAAAGAGGCGTTTAGATTGCTTTATGAACGAAGAGGTGAAAATTTATTAGAGTTTAAAAAGTAAGGTTATGACACAAGAAGAAATTAATGATAAATTCATCAAGGAAAACCATTGCGAGAAATATCTTGCAAGGGATGTTTCAGGATTCAATCCTGATGTGTCTTACGAAGTTCAGACTACAACGGGTTTTTGTATTGATGAAAAAAGGAACCCAACTGAAGTTGCGGATGATTTAGTTTGTGTTACTATCTATGATAGTGGTGAAAACGAGGAACTTGACGGAGCATCGATATTACTCAGTCGCAAAGAAACTCTTTCTCTGATAGAGAAGTTGGCAAAAGCTGCTAGTTTGTTACGTAAAGAACATACAGATTAAGCCTATGCCAGGCAAGAATCGAAGCAAGGTCGGTATCGATGTGGTGGAGAAAATCATCTCGTTGAAGGAAGTAGACCAGGAATTCCTGACCAATAAGACAATTCTGGCATACCTTGGTGGTGTTAGCAAGGAATACATAAAAGATTTGAGAGAATCGGGTATTCTGCCTTACTATAAGGTGCGAAACACCATATTCTATAAGGTGTCTGATGTTCGCAAGATGGTAGAAAAGAATAGGATCATCTGCTAGCATTGAAAGTATGATGAATATTTGTATGGTTAAAGTTATAGATTTGTTTCATTTGCTCGTGAGAGCATGTTGTTAGTTATTTTGTTTACGTCTACAGCGGTAGACACTTTGGGGCGATGTCTGTTCGTTTAGCTTCTTTCGCCCCAAATCAGACTGAGTAGCTCAGCTGGATAGAGCATCGGTTTCCTAAACCGAGGGTCGATGGGTTCGAACCCCTCCTCAGTCACACTCTTTTTTTTAGTTCCGTTTAGTAGTTGAATTCCTCTCTGACGGCGCAAAGGTAAGTCCTTATACCTTATAAAGTAGGTCGTTCGGGCAGCGACAATCTTGCGTCAGATGAGAGTTTCATTGAGCGGACATTGAAGATAGTTCTTTGACATGTTGATGCACAGAAATAGTATGCGTGTAAAAGAAGTAACTGGAGAGCATCAATGGATGCCGTGACCTGGCGAAAGGACGCACGACATACGAAAATCCAGCTAATCTGCATCAAGTAAGCAGACGGACTACACCGGAACGAAGAATTGTCGGTGCAAGCACTGCCCAAAACGTTGCAGTCTGGTGAACATGGAAAAGTTCTGAAAAATCCAAAAAGATGATTTATCTTCATCATTCATATAACAACTCAGAGGAGACTGGTGTAATTGGAAGCACAGCGACAACTAGATGATACCGTTCTTATCGTCGTGAGATGGGGGTTCGAGTCCTCCGTCTCCTCCAACATATAATTCATTGTATTCTAATTTATTCAGTTTACATGCAGCTCGTCTGTGAAGATAGGCTGCACACATCGCAGGTTGGAGCAGTTGGTAGCTCGCTAGGTTCATGACCTAGAGGTCACAGATTCGAGTTCTGTACCTGCCACAAATGTTTATTTTTTAAGCTCTAAATTGTTTATATGTGAAAAGATTGTTTCTTGCGTATCTTGTCTGAGAAGATAGGATACGTCTATTTCTTTTAGAAGGAATTATTTTTTATTTCTGAGGAGAGTAGCTCAGTAGTAGAGCGCCAGGGGAAGGGTCCTTGGAGGTCGATGGTGCGAATCCATCCTCTCTTCCCAATTTTCTTTCGTATTTCAAGATTTTTGATTGGTTAACTTATGTGTCGCCCAGTAGCTCAACTGCATAGAGCCGTGGTACTTTCCGCGAGGTTGGGAGTTGGAGTCTCCCCTGGGCTTCCCAAGTAGGTAAATTTCAAAAAAATATTTTTTTTCATTAGCTGACAGAGGTCGGCACTTTTTCTTATAAGTCATTTATATTTAAATTTGAGTATTAATATCCTCTTGCTTGTGAAAGTAGGAGGTACAAGCCACATTAGCTCAGTTGGTCAGAGCAGCCTAACATGGTGGTTGGTCGTAGGTTCGAGTCCTGCATGTGGCTCACTTAATTGTGTGAGTGCCATAAATTTACAGTTTTTGATTATCTTTGGGAGTGAGGGAGTCAATTCTCCCTCCTCCCTTTAACGTTGGCCTCTTCCCCGTCAAAAAATAACCACGTGCAATCACCTCTCCTGCCTTGCGTGGTTGGCTAAACGGAGAGGTTTTATATAGATGAAAGTTAAAAATACAATAAGAATCAGTAAGGGAAGCATTAATGCTCTTCGGAATCTGGAATGCGTTGAAAGCATAGAACAGAACGGAAGGGATATTACTGTTCGACTTAAACCGGAATATACGGATGGTAAGCTCGAAGCCCGAAAGGGTGAATATCTTATTCAGTGGGGTAACAAAATGTGGCAGAGATATGGCTCCGAGGCCATCAATCTGCTTTTTAAAAATCCCGGAGTGGAGGCCGGCAAGACATGGGGCGAGTAGGTTCAAAGAAGTATTACGCTCCTGACGGGAACGAATACGATTCAAGGGAGGAGTATCTTTACTTGCAGGCAATCCTCGATGATCCTGGCATAAGCTGCATCCACAGACAGGTATCCATCACGGCAATCAATCCGGTATGGATGATGAAACCAAAGCAGCTTAAGACTAAGGTTAAGTACGAGAGGAGGTCATTGCTTTATGGGCATATCTATACTGCCGACTTCGTTTACCGGGAAGGCGAGAAGATTGTGATATGTGATGTCAAGAGCCTCTATACCTCAAAGCTCAGAGAGTTCTCGATTACAACAAAGGCTGTGGTGGCAAGACTTATCGCCCACAATAGGAAACGTCATAACGGTGAGTCTGTTGTGATATTCCGAAAGGCTATCAAGGTAAAGAAGAACGAGTGGAAAATCGTTGATTATCCACCGTCCGACTGCTATATAATATAATAAGGTGTAAAATCTAAAAGATATGGTTATCATTTTCAATAGTCTCGTAGCCACAATAGCTATGTTCGCAGCATGCGCATTCGTCGTACATCTCCTTGGTTGGGATAAGGAAGACTAGTAGTTTAATTCTAAATATTTTAAATTATGGACAAAGACAAAATTATCGTCAGTGTAGTAATTGACAAACAGGCTCTTGTTAACAGAGCATTCGACATCTCGAATACTCCTTCTGAGTTCAATGAAATCAAGAAGGTTATCGACGGCAAAAACCAGTTCACTCGTGATATCGACGAGATTGATGATGAAGGCAAGAAGGAGAATAATACGAACCTCTTCGCCAACATCGCATTGGACATCATTCTCAGTGATAACCCGGAACTGGCAATCACCAAGCGCATCAATTCGCTTGAGGACAAGAAGAAATCTTTCATCGCTAAGATGAAGAAGCTCGGTGAACTCCAGGAGAAAGTAAAAAGCGGAGAGATGGCTGGCGCTGAATGTATCCGTGAGTTGTTGAAAGTAATGGAGGAGGACGAGTAATGGGCGTAGTATCAAAGTACGGCAACCTGTATGATGTCAAGAAGAACATCATCTGCCACGCTCCTGTCTCTTCTTCACATTTCGAAAGTATTTTGAAGAAGGGCAATGTACTTCCGTTGATGAATGGCGTAACAACACCAGAATTGTTCGGAATTCACGCGGACAAGAAATTTAAGCGTGGACGCTGGCGCCGAGTATTAACACATTAATTCATATAACAATGGCAAAAGAAAAAGCAACTATTGCAGCAACCCTCGGTCACGAGTATGAGGACCTGGAGGAGCGTGAGGATTTCCTCGCCAACAACGCTGATTCCGTTGAAAAAATGGAGTTCATCAAGCGATTCAACTCTGATGAGTTGATGAAGAAGAAGGACCTGTTCGCTCTTCAGTCTGCACGTGCATCTGACATCGAGGAGGAAATCAAGGATTTCCGTGAGCAGAAAAAGGCAGAGCTGAAGCCTATCAAGGAAGAGATTTCTTCTCTCCTTAAGGAAATCAAGCAGAAGGGTAGTATGGTTAACGAGAAGGTTTACAAGTTTGTTGACCGTGATTCTAAGATGACGGCCTTCTATGACAAGGAGGGCAATCTCGTTTCTTCCCGTCCGGCAACACGTGACGAACTCCCTAAGAATATGTATTCAATTATCCGTGACAAGCAGGCTATGTAGTCTGCTTTCACATAGTTTCTAAATTCTAAAATATTTTGTAAAATGAACAATGAAAAATTGCAGATAGACCTCGCTCCTGGACAGGATCATGCGGAGATTGTTCTCCGTGAGGTAGGTAACGAGAACCCTTATAAGCTTCCTGCAAAGGAGCCTCTTAATCTTCAGGTAGACGGTGTTATTACCTGTATCTATGCCTTCCTTGAGAAGCGTTGGGGTACAGAGCAGATTGACAAAGAGCATACGCATATCCTGGTTAATCGAGAGGAGCTCGTTGTTACTCTTGTTACAAACGAGAATGATGAGCGCACTACACAGACAATCATCGGCTCTATTCAGCTGTCTCGTCAGTTTGCGGGATTCCATATCAATGACGGTAAGTTGTGGAAACCGGTACAGCTTGGTGACTTCTTCAGACTCAACCGTTCTTTCTTCGAGACGAAGGAGAAGAACATGGAACTCGTCAATCTCCTCAAGAGCTTCTCGGCGAAGGTTCAGACAACAATCAAGAAGGAATACAGCGACAATGGTTCCGTGACTGACAACTATGAGAAGGCTGTAGACTCTAACCTTCCTCCATCGTTCACTATCAATATTCCTATTTTCAAGGGCACAGAGCCTGAGAAGCTTTCAATCGAGACTATCGCTCACGTCGAAGGCAACATGGCATTACTGACGCTTATCTCTGCTGATGCAGAATGTATCATCGAAGAATCCCGCGACAAGATCATCAATACGGAGCTTGACAAGATTCGTAGGCTCTGTCCTGAGATTCCTATTATGGAAGTGTAATGACAGAAATAGATAACAGAATAGCAAAAATGCCCGCCAAGGTGGCCTTTGCTGTACTTAACTTGCGTAAGGTGCATGCGTGCATCATGGAACTTCCACGAAGCAAGTCGGTACAGCTGGCCAGAAAGGCGGCTTACCTCAACTACATTGAAGGTGAGGGTAGAAAACTCGGTAAGGTTCCACTTCATTATGAACGCCTTAATGAAAAGGGCGAAAGCGTGACGGTGGAAACTTACTTCAGATATTTAGATAGAGTTCATTAATTTCAAAATCTATACAAAAATGGATATAGAGCAGTTAAACAAAACGCCTCATAATCAGATTTGCGATTTGGCAAGAGACAGATTCATCGAGGTGTACAATCAGAAGTTCGGAGAGGGCGGAGAAGTATTCTTCGAAGAGCAGAAGGCATTCTTCAACGAAGAACTTCTCAATGGCTCGTTCAAGGGCTATCTTGAAAAGGCTCCATCACTGAATATTCATGATGCCTTCATGAACCTGGCAATTAACGGATTGTCTCTCGAAAAGGGAACTACGACACTCTGCTACCTCATGGGCTACAGCAACTACGACAAGAATACCCGACAAACGAATTATACGGCCAAGATTACCTATACAGGATATGGAGAAATCCTTCTTCGCCAGCGAGCCGGTCAGATTGTTCGTTGTGACAATCCTGTCGTAGTTTACAATTGTGACGATTTTCGTTTCGGTGAACGAGACGGTCATAAGTACGTTGATTACGCAAAGACTTATCCTCGACCTGAAAATTCATACATCGTTGCTTGTTACGTGAAGATTATTCTTCCGAACAATGCCTACGATTACTTCGTTCTTGACCGCGAAGGTATCGACCGTCTCCGCACGTATTCGGAGAAGTTCGGAGGTAAAGACCACAAAGCCAATGCTCTTTACGGCGGAAACTATGTCGGAAACGATGGCAGAACGTATTTCAGGGATATTGATACAGGCTTCCTTATCTCGAAGACATGCAAGCATGCGTTCAAGGGCTATCCTAAACTGAAGGTTGGTTTGGGCGCTCTTTTGCAGGCCGATATCGACATGCAGACTCAGCAGAAACCGACTCAGGAAGCCTTTGGCGCCGGAGATACCGCACCGGAAGACAAAGGCGTCAAGGTAAAGGTTGACAGTGATTCACCATTTTAAAATTGTTATATATGACAGAAAATACAGAATTGCAGTTGGTACAACAACAAGCCAACAATATTACAAGACAGATTGCAACGCTAAAATCTGATACGGAAAATGCGGTGCAAGCCAACAGGAAATCTTATGAGGCATGCGTGAATGCAGGTGAGTCTCTGTTGTTTGATATTGGCGTTTCCGGAATGAACGATGCTCTTGACGAGAGAGCCGCTGAGTTTATCAAGAAAGCTAAACTGACAGAGAAAGCAATGACGGAGAAACGTAAGGGTGTTACCCAAGTGTTCGATATTGTCCGTAAGGGTTTTACTATGATGGAGAACCTTATCTCTATCAAGAACACCGATTCTGTTGTCTATAAGATTCAGGAGAAACGCAACGAGTATGCGGCATACAAGCTTGAACAGCAGCGTAAGGCTGAGCAGGAACGCCTGCGCCAGGAGCGCATCAAGGAGGCCAAGATTAAGTTGAAGACTGATACGGTTGATATCTTGAACAATCTCCTTACAGAGCATTCTTCTGCTGCTATCAACTCACTTAATAATACGTTCTCTCTTCTCACCCTTGATAACAAGGATGAAGTTAAGAAACGTATTACAGAGTGTTCTGATGTTCTTGACCTCGGACATCTTTTCGTTAATAACAAGCCTTCATACTCTTCCGAAATTGATGAGAATGATGCCAAGGAGATTATGAATGGAGCCTACAAGGAGGTTTCCGCTTCTCTTCTTGCATCTTATAAGCAGACCGTAAATGCTACGCGTGATGAGCTTCTTATGAAGTTTGATTCTAAGATTGCTGAACTTCTTGAAATCAAGAAGGCTGAGGAAGAGCGCAAGCGTAAGGAAGAGGAAGCCCGAAAGGCTGAAGAGGAGCGTAAGCGCAAAGAGGAGGAAGCACGTAAGGCTGCTGAGGAAGAGCGCAAGAAGCAGGAGGAGATTCAGCGTATCAAGGACGAGGAGGAGCGCAAGCGCAAGGAGGCAGAGCTGAAAGCTGCCGAGGCTGAACGCAAGGCAAAGGAAGCCGAGCTGAAGGCTGCTGAGGAAGAGCGCAAACGTAAGGAAGCAGAAGCTGCCGCTGCTGAGGCTGAACGCAAGGCAAAGGAAGAGGCTATCCGCAAGGCTGATGAAGCTGCGAAAGAAGAGCAGCAGAGAAAGCTTGCGGCTGAGCAGGAGAAGCGTGATGCAGAGAATGCAGCCCAGCACGCTACTGCACAGGCTCAGTCGCTCTTTGCCCAAACTTCCGTTGGAGAAACCGGTAAGCAGAAAATCAAGGTAACAAAACGCCTTGTTGTTACCGATAAGAATGCCTGGCTCGACATCATCCAGCAGTGGTGGACGATTGAAGGCTCAAAGATGTCTCCAGACAAGCTTGCTTCCAGATTGGAGTTCATGCGCAAGGCGTGTGAGAAACACGCAAACAGCGAAGAAGAGTATATCGTTTCTCCTTATATTAGATATGAGGATGAGGTAACGGCTAAGTAATATGGCGGAACAACCGTTTGACCCTTATTATTCTCGTGGTGAGGTCTCCAATTCGGACCTCACTGCGTTGAAGTTTGCCCTGAACCCGCAGCTCAACTTCGTAAAGGAAGAGGACAAGAGAAAGGCTTTCCATCTCGGAACTCTCGTTGACGCTCTCGTTACCGAACCAGAAAAGTGCAATCATTACGCCATGACGGTTGATGACGAGAAATATACGGAGAAGGATTGGAAATGGGGTCTAGACCGGCTTGCTGTTCTGAAGAAACAGGCAACGAAGGATAGGTTCCTTGATTTCGTCCTGAAGAATGCGGTCGGTCAGAAAACATTCATCAATCCGCACATGAAGATGGAATACCAGGGCTTTAAGTTCGAACTTCCGGTACGCTGCAAGTTCGACTGGTGGCTCGGCGAGTTTGGCGGTGATTTGAAGACCACCGCAGCTACGTCACAGGAGCAATTTGAGGCTCAGATCGATTTCGTCGATTGGGATAGAAGCCGTGCATGGTATATGGACCTTACGCACAGTATAGACCCAAGATACGGAAACCAGGACTTTATCTTTGCGGTCTCCAAGACCAAGAAAAAAGTATTCTATAAGAAGATTGAGCGTGGTGACGAGTTGTATTTGCGTGGTAGGGAGAAGGCTCTTGAGTGGGCTTTCAGAATGTGGTGTTTATTATAATTTATTATTATGTCAGATAAACCGAAATTATACGATTATCAAGAAGAAGGTGTGCGCATGGAGCTTGCCATGAAGCGCTGTATCAATGGCGATGACATGGGAACTGGAAAACAGCAGTCTGTTGATTGTATCGTAAAGACTCCAATTGGTGACAAAAGAATTGGAGACATTCGTATTAATGATGTTGTCTTTGGTCGAGACGGAAAACCTTACTTAGTTACGGGAGTTTTTCCACAAGGTGTTAAGCCTATGTATAAGGTAACGTTCTCTGATGGTGTTAGTACCGAAGCTGGTATGGAACATCTTTGGACTGTCCGTGATGACAACAGAAGGCGTAGAGGAAATGGTTGGACTGTTAAGACAACCTCTGAACTCGTTGAATTAGGGTTATTCCGAAAGGAAAACAAATGGACTAAGGCTAATGGTTCACCACCATGCAAATGGGAAATTCCGATGTGTAAAGCTGTCGAATACAACGAAAAAGAGTACCTTATACATCCGTATATTTTAGGTGTTCTAATCGGCGATGGCTCAACAAAGGATGGTGCTGTCTTTTCTAATCCAGAGATGGATTGTGATATACACGAAAGGGTTCGCGAACTTTTGCCCGATGGATATTGCATGACAGAGGATAGAAGTTCGGCATGTCCGCGTTATCGGATAACTTACCAACAAGCCCACGTAAACCCATTTATTACAGATATAAAGCGGCTTGGTCTTAACGTGTTATCAAAGGATAAGTTTATTCCAGATACTTATCTGTTTGGAAGTGTTCGGCAGAGAAAGGAGCTTTTGTATGGACTTATGGATACAGATGGTAGTGTAACTAATCATAATAGGGTTCGTTATAGTACTTATAGTGAGAAACTTGCAATCTGTATACAAGAGTTGGTTCATTCGCTCGGAGGTCAAGCGATAGTGAGAAAAAATATAAGAAACAGAAGAGGAAAAGTTGAGGTCGAGTTTGATGTAAATATCAGAACTCCATTCAATCCTTTCTATACCTACAGAAAACATAGCTCTTATCGTATTAAGTCAAAAGTGTTTCCTGTAAGGAAAATAAAGTCTGTTGATTATATAGGGGAGAAAGAAGCTGTCTGCATTATGGTTGACAACCCAGAACATACCTATCTCACAGATAGCTTCATTGTTACCCACAACACAGTTCAGTCTATCGTCGCCATTGAACGTGCAAAGGCAACTCCCTGCCTTGTTGTTTGTCCTGCCGCACTTAAGGTTAATTGGGAACGAGAGATAAAGAAGTTTACGAACCTCCGGCCTCTCATTCTTACCGATTCCGTCAATGCGACATACGGATATCATCTTACTAAGATGAACCTGTATGATGTAGTGATATGCAATTACGAGTCTCTTGCAAAATACTTCGTCGTAAGCCTCGGTCCGAAACCGTTACGGCTGAAAAACTTTCTGTTTCGTGATGAACTGAAGATTATCAAGTCTGTGATTATCGACGAGTCTGCCAGAGTCAAGGATCCATCAACAAGGCAGTCTAAAATTATCATGGGATTGTGCCAGGGTAAGGAGTATATCTATGAGCTTACAGGTACGCCCGTTGTCAATCACGCAACAGACCTGGCCTGCCAGCTTGCTATCCTCGGTCGTCTGAACGACGAGTTCGGAGGGTTTGGCGAGTTCTGCAACAGGTACGGTGAGAACGAGAATCTTGAAGAGCTTAACCGGAAGATACACGAAACGTGCTACTTCCGCAGAGAAAAGAAAGATGTTCTCAAGGATTTGCCGGATTTGACCAGAACGACCATCAGTGTTGCCCTCGACCCAGAAACGCAGGAAGAGTACGATACATGCCAGAAAGACCTGCTTACATTCCTTCTTGAGTATAAGAGCTGCTCCGAGGAAGAGGCTAGGAAAAAGCTTAGAATGAAGGCTCTTGTCAGGTTTATGAACCTTCGCTCGATATCCGGACGTGGAAAAATGAAGGCGACTATAGAGTTTCTCCATGACACCGAAGAACAGATAATCGTATTTGCCGAGCATCGTGATGTCGTTAGTGCAATCAAGAAAGAGTTCCCGGATGAGGTTTGCACCGTAACCGGTTCCGATAGCCAGCAGCAGAAGCAGTGGGCTATCGATTCTTTTCAGGCTAGGAAAAAGAGAATCATCATCTGCTCCATCAAAGCAGCAGGCGTAGGCCTTACGCTTACGGCTTCTTCCAATGTTGTGTTCGTCGAGCTCCCATGGACGATGGCAGACTTGTCGCAGTGTGAATGCCGTGCCTATCGTAACGGTCAGAAGAATGCGGTTACATCGTGGATTCTCATGGGTGCAAATACCATCGACGGCTATCTTTATAGCTTGATTATGCAGAAAGGCTCAATAGCATCAAAGGTTACAGGCGAACAGGACTCCGCTATCAAGGATGCAGCCTACTTTGATGAGTTGGCAGATTTGGTTTTACAAAATTCTTTAAATAAAAAATAATGGAAATTCAAGGAAAAGTTATTGCCGTTTTACCTGTAAGAAGCGGCGTCTCTGCAAGAGGTGAGTGGAAGTCTCAGACTTATGTAATAGAAACACAAGAGCAATATCCTAAGAAGATGGCCTTTGATGTTTTCGGAGCAGACCGTCTGGCTCAGTTCAACATTCAGAGTGGTGAGGTTATTAACGTTAGCTTTGATATTGATGCACATGAATATCAGGGCAGATATTTTAATCAGATTCGTGCCTGGAATGTTACTAAGGTGTCACAACAAGCAGCACAACAAGCTATGGCAAGTTCTGCTAATGCTGCTGGCGTGGCAAACCCGACGAATCAGCAAAATCTGTTTCCACCTGAACAGCAGTCTGCACAGCAGCAAGCACAGCAACGAGGGAACTCTGATGACCTTCCCTTCTAGTGTAGAATTAATCAAACGAGCATTCAACGCTTATGTGGTTCAACCTGAAAAATGTGTTTGAACTTGAAACGTTTAGGAAAAAAGTAGCCGAGTTGGAGAACAAAGGCGCGATGGTAGAGCTGAAAGAAAAACGTGGACGTTCTTTGAAGCAGAATGCCTATCTTCATTTGCTCCTATCTGCATTCGGTCTCCAATACGGCTACACTCTAGACGAAGTTAAGACGCATTTCTATAAGCTGGTAGTGAACAAAGATATATTCCTCAGAGAAGGGATTGATAAATTCACAGGAGAATGCTATAAGTATCTCCGTTCTTCTGCTGACCTTACGAAAGACGAAATGAGCAAATCAATTTCTGATTTCAAATCGTGGGCAAAAGAGGAAGCTGGATTTGATTTTCCTGATTCTGATGAATATATCGCACTACTTCATATTCAACATGATATAGAAAGACAACAAAATTACATACAATAGCTTATGATGTTACCAACTAATATACGTCAGAAGTCTGGCGAGCTATTCCCGAATGACTTGGAAAAGCAGAAAATCTTTTGCATGGGTGCAGCGTTCTCGTTAGGCAAAGATTTATCAGACTTTGAGGAAGAAGGGCAGCAGGAGGAGATTTACCCTTGCCAGGAAGCTCTCGATATGTGGCTTGCATACAAGAAAGAGAAACGTCAGAAGTATCAACCTCGTGGTCTTGCGGCTCTTAAAAAGAAGCTTTTAAAGATGTCGAACGGAAATCCAGAATACGCAAAAGTTATCGTTGAGCATTCAATGGGAAACAACTATTCCGGGTTGTACGCTCCTAAAAACAATGGTGTAAATAGTTATGAACAACAGCAACGAACTTTCAACAAAATTAGTTCAATCCTTGCCGACTGAATGTAGCCAAGCGGTAGCAAAATATGGCAAACAATATGCGCTATTCTTAGACAAATATCCTACTCTGCAAAATCGAACAGATGCAATTACATCTGTATATGATTCTGTCGCTAGAGGCGGTATGTCCTTTGTTGAGATTGATAAGTACTTCAAAGATGGTGCAAGCGAGTTCTGGATTAAGATGATGCTCATCGACTTGTTTATAGTTATTGGAGCTATCGACGTAACTACTCCTTATCAGTTCAAGGCTATGGCACAGCGTATCAGACAAGAATACTATCACCTTACTCCTAGTGAGCTTACTAGATTCTTCTACGAGTTTTCTATGGGTGAGTATGGCGAAATCTATGTAGGAAAGACAGTAAATCCTCAAAAACTTTTTATTGCTCTCGAAAAATACATGTGTAAGCTCTATGAAAAGAGAGCTGAAATTGATTCTCAAAAGTTAGCTGAGAAACAAAAGAAAGAAGATGAGGAATCTAGAAGAAAAGCAATATCCTACGAAGAACATTGCCGCTTAAAGGGTGTTGATATTGAAAAATCGCCTCTTGAAAAGCTAAAGCAAAAACTTGAAAAAGAATCAAAACGAGACCAAAATGGCAGACGTAAGTAAAATGGCAGAGGAATGGCTCTGTGAGCACCCTGATGCGACAAAGAAAGAAATATGGATGGCTGGTTATTGGAAATCTACCGATAACTGGTGCAACCGAACCAAGTAAATTTTAGAATTATGACACAGAAAGAACGTATCGAGAACGCTACAACAAAGCAAGCGGTAGTGTTCATCTGGATTTACTCCTGGGTTATTGTGAGAAACCTAGGAAGAGCAATCAACAAGGCAGTACACAAGCTACCTTGGTTGTTCATCGTGATAACTGTAGTAATCTCATTTATCATTAGCTTTATCTTTATCTCTAAGGCGAGAGCAGAACGAGACAGCTACAATCAGAAACTGGTACACGCAACACAGCAGCTTGATAGCTATGTGGCTGCATACGGGAACATTAAATCAAAGTAATATGAAGAAATACAAACATACAATAGTGATGATCCTTCTCGTTATTGTAGCTCTCATCGCAGGTTACGGGTTTGCCTGCTTCATGGTTGAACATATTTTCCTTTCGCTCCTGATGCTCTTCTGTATCAGTTGCGCATTGGCAGTAAAGAAGGAGGTGTAGGAATGTCGGCATATAATTTCACACCAAAAGGAGCATTCTTCATCAACTACAAGGAGCCTGACAGGGAAACCGTAGACCATATCACTTCGCTCTATTACCTCATTATCGGTTCTCTCGCTACAATCACGCAGACGGCAATCAAAGATTTGCACGACAATCTCAGTGAGAGGAAGGACCTGTTTAAGCATGAGCTTAAGTATCGCATAAAGGAGGCATTCTCCCGTTCTGAGACTCTTATAGGAATATTCAAGAAGTATACTACCGAGATTTCGCAGTATGAACTCTGGCTTGATATTACAGACAGCATGGAGGAAGACCTGAAGATTGACATACAGAGACTCTTCTACACGGCCGACAACATTCTTCTGAAGAACAACATCAAGGAACACAAGCTTCAGGCGTATGCATGCGTAGCCTACAACCTGTCAATCATGCTGCACGATATGTGTACGAAGTTTGATGACGTTATGAGTGAACGTGGCATCAGTTCCGGAAGCATAAGACCTTGCGGAGAATTCATACAGTCTATGTATGGTATGTATGCATCGATGAGAGAGGTCGCTAGGATACTTATACCTGATAAGGATGCTGAATACTTCAAGGAAGGTGGTCAGATTTACAGGGCTTTGCAGGTGGTTGCAATGAAGGTATGCAATCCGGAAAGAATAGACAATGCTGCTGACGAGGGGCTTAAACTTAATGGCGTTGACTATCATGGTGAAGAACACCAGAATAACGCATTCCTTCCTTGGAACGGAATCCAGGTTAACTTCCTGGCACGCAACTTCGATAAAATGTCTGATGAAGAACTTGCAAAGGCTCTAGGACGATCTGTTGGTGCAGTAAAGGCAAAAATGAGACAACTTAAACTAAAAAGCAATAACGATTAGGAGGTGTAATTATGGAAGATTTACCTATTGGCTCAGAAATCACCTTAAAGGTGGTTGAAAGCGAGACAGAAGAATGTAATGGTTGCTTCTTTGACGAGATAAGCAGCAATATTTATGAGAATATCTGCAAAGATATTTGTTGTGCCGCAATCGATAGAAAAGACAAAAAGAATGTTCAATTTATAAGAGTGAAGTAATATGGAAACAAAAATAAACATAGCGAAAATATTAAAGAATAAGCCAGAAGGTACGAAACTCTGGACTGATATGTTTGGAAGTGTTACGTTATATGTCGTTACTGATGCATGTGATGCTTTTCAAGTTAAGCATCATAATAAAGAGCCATGGTTCGATGAAGACGGTAAATTGTACAAGGAAGGAGTTTTGTGCATCTACCCTAGCAAATCAATGCGTGATTGGGAAAAATTCTCTTGGAAGAAGGGCGATGTGCTGGTTAGCAATGATGGCAAAGAAAGAGTAATCTTTGTTAAATTTCAAGACAATAGATATATGCGTTTCTTTGGTAAGTTCTTTTCACAGAGAAAAGAGGACGGTGATATAGATTATAAATCCAATCTTGATGCGTCAGTAAACGATTATACCCTTGAAAATATGGATGCTGCTCAGACCTACATCAAAGCTGTCGAGGAAAGATGTGGCGGTAAGTTAAACCTTGAAACTTTGGAAATTGAAAAGAAGACTAAGTTCGAGGATGGTGATATAGCTTTTGCCGACTATGGTAATAGACAATATGTATTTATAGTATCAGGCGAAACTGGTTTATCAGAAGGTTATAACTCATCTATTTATTTAGATTTAAGTAGTCCAACTTCGAGTATGGCATTCAGAACTAGTTTCTTTAAGAAAGACCTTTGTGAACTTCGCCTTGCCACAGAAGAAGAGAAAAAACAGCTCTTCTCAGCTCTCGAAAAGAAAGGCAAACGATGGGATAGTGAGAAGAAAGAAGTAGTTAATTTGAAGCCAAAGGTTGAGCTAAAACCATTTGATAGAGTGCTGGTAAGAGACTTTAGTAGAGATAAATGGAGTATAAGTTTCTTTAGTTTTAAAAAGGAAGACTTGTACGTATGCATAAATCATTGTAGTTGGAATCAATGTATTCCTTACATCGGCAATGAATCATTGTTAGGTACAACTAAAGACGTGGAGGACTAGATATGAAGAAAATTAAAAGTAAGACAGTTCGTAACTATGTTATGAACGATATGGTGTGGAAGTTTGATTTGCCAAGTTTCTTGAAAGAAATAGCTGAATGTTCAAAAAGCATTCCTTATGCTAAGACTTTTAAGATTTTGGCACAGGTACTTAATGTACTCACAGAAAGGGCTATTGAGATTAACGACCCTGCACTAAACATCATTATGCTTCGTCTTGGACTTTACGAGGGAGCACATGATAAGAACGTAGATGAGGTTATATCTCAATTACGCAAGTTAATTACTGATAATCAGAAATAGGAGACATAAATATGATAGACGATAAGAAAATAGAAGCTGCTGCTAATAAGCATATTGAGGCAGAGTATGCTAGATACAATAGTGGCGAGGTTGAGGATGAAATGATTTGTCTTAGGGGCAAAGACAGCTTCAAAGAAGGTGCTAAGTGCGCTATCCAATAGACCATATAGCATCAGATAAAGAAATAGACATCCTTATGCGAAAAATAATGGATGCAAAGCATATTACAAATTACTAATTATCATTCTCTCCTTGGTAAAAGGGAGAGGGTAAAAAGAAGAGAATATGATTAGATTTGAATATCGAACCTATTGTAACGAGTATAAGATAATAAAGGTAAGCAGAAAAGCTTATATTATTGAATACATAGATTACAATCATCCTTGCTGGATGATTAAAGAACATAAGTTCAAGTCTAGGTTAAAGGCAGAGAAACATATTAAAAAACATTTTATTGTGGAGGATAAGCAATGAGCAAAGAAAAGGCTATCGAGAAAATACAATATGCTGTAATGCAAGTAGCTTCTGTCTATGCCTGTTCTGCTATCTTTGATGAAAAGACAAAGGTAATAGAAGGCAGACAGAAAGAACTTGAAAAAGCGATTGTCAATTTGCATGATGCACTTAAAGAGTTGGAGGATTGATATGAAAATCTTGAAGCGATTAGTATATATGTTACTTATGATTCCTATATGTACTATAGTATTCGTAATTGAAAGTTCTTTGTTGCCTTTAATCATACCAGCAATATGGGTAATAACAGGAAGTACTATATTACGAGTGAAAGAAACTAAAGAATGTGAATCATTCTATGTATACACTATTACTCAGATAGTGTATTATAGTATGGATAAGTATTTAACTAAATTATTAAAGCTATGAATAGAATTGAAGCTAAAGAATTTTATCCTTTCTTGCAAGCTTTTGCAGAAGGCAAGATAATAGAAACAAGAAGAAAACCGAGTGCCATAAAAGGTACAAGTGTTCCGAATAATTGGACGGAAATGACAGAGATTGAGTTTTGGAATAATACAGAGTACCGAATTAAGCCAGAATCAAAGTACCGTCCTTTCAAGGATACAAAAGAGTGCTGGCAAGAAATGCAAAAGCATCAGCCATTCGGGTGGATAAAAGGAAAGGAAGGTGAGCATCATTCCTTAATTACTTCTATTATCGCTGACGAAGAAGAAGTTTATATAAATGGTATCAGTGGATTCGTTTTAGATGAAATCATGGAACATTACACCTTTGTCGACGGACTTCCGTTTGGCGTAAAAGTGGAGGAATAGTATGGCGTATTGTTTTTGTGATTTTTGCGATTACAAGGATGAATGTAAGCACTATCGAAAGGTAGTTGTTTGTCCTTATATGAAAACGGAGGAATAGTTATGGGAGTATCAAGGAGAGCCTATCAAGAATTGATAGACGGAGATATAGAATGGCTTCTTAGACAGCCTAGAGACCTCAAAAGAGACCATATAGAGGCAGTGCTAAGAAAGAGTGTTGAACTTTTATACGGAAAGGAGAAATAGCTTATGTATAGACCGATTACAATGTATCAGATTGTTTGCGATAGATGCGGAGAAGTATTTGGCGGTACAGATACTTGCTCTGCACTATTCCACGACAAAAGTACTGATATTGAAGACTTCTCAAACTGGAAGATGATTGATGGTAAACACTATTGTCCTGTGTGCGATGGGGTGAGGTCATTAATGGAGTGTATACCTTTAAAGAAAAAATAGTTATGGCAACATATAGAATAGTAGATATGTATCGTAAAAGCAAGGCTGTTAGAGGCATACATTACGATTCTCAGGATAATCCAATCCTTGCTTATCGTGTAGATAAGAGACATTCATTGTTATTTGGACTTATCCATTATTGGGATTATGGTGCATATAACCTTTGCCCAGACTATTTGTTTTCTTCGATTGATAAAGCAGAAGAAGCTATATTGAAGGTAGATAAAAGTAAAAGAATAACAATTTTATATGAATAGCTTATGAAAATAAAAAACATAAAATTCAAGGCTAAGCAGCTCAACTCAGGAAAATGGTTTGAGGGCGATTTAGTACGTCTTGGGAATAGGGTATGTATAGGAGGAGACCATATAAAAGATGGTATAACTGACGTTGACCCTTCTACAGTCTGTATGTTCACAGGGTTGAAAGATTGTGAAGGAAATGAGACTTGGGAAGGTGATATTCTACAGGATGTTGATGATGACGATATTAAGTATGTTGTTATTTTCGATGTAGGCGCATTCCTTGCACGAAAGGAAGGTCTATATACAAGTATTCCTCTTCACGAATGTGTAGGTAGCTTGGGTAATGATGTAATAACTTATGCAAAAGTTGTTGGCAATAAATTCGATAAGAAGTAAGATAAAGCTATGGTAGATGTAAGTAATCAGCACTGGAACGAAGATGGAAGCATTACTATTATATTGAATAGTATAGAAGAAGTCGAAGAGTTCGTTGAGTGTATGAATATATGGAATAATAGAATGTATGAAGAATAAGATTTTAAACTTAATCAAGTCAGCCGTTTGGTTTGTCTTGTGTTTGTTTGTAGGAGCATTGATTTTTGAGGGCATTCGCTCTTTGGCTAATAGCAATGAACCTGCAAAGAAGATTGGTATGTCAGTATTCACTGAGGAAGGACACGATTATCTGGTTGTGGACACGAAACATGGTGTTTGCGTTGTTCACGCAGAAAGTTGCCCTTGTCGTAAAAAGAAGTAGCTTATGAAAAAGAATATGTTTGAAGATATTGTTGCCGAAGGCAATATAGTTGTGATAGATAATTATTGGATTGTGTTATGTAAGCGTTGGAGACCAGAGTGTCACAATCTCTTCTGTTATCTTTATCTTCACAAGGAAGCTAAGAATTTAATGGTAGGCTCTCATTTTACAATGACCGAGGATAAAAAGAAATCTACTCGGTTGGCTACCAACGAGGAACGTCTTATGCTTTTTGAGGAAATGTTTAAGTATGGAATTGCTTTCGATAAGCACGTCCATCATTTGGTTGGAATGTTGGTTGGTGTATGAAGATTAGGTTGGCAAAGAAGATAATGAAGCAAGCTCGTCATCTAAGTACGGCAAGTGATTATTGGTACAGAAGATTAAGAGATTTTGAGTACAAAATATGCTATGGTTTTGTTGGTAAAAAAGACCATAGAATCACCAAGGCGATAAGTTTAACAAGTAAAAAGAAATGAGATATGAATGAGTTTACAAAGGTCTTTGCAAAGACAATAGAAGATGAAGCTATCAAGCAGATAGAAGTTCTATCCAATAGCGATGCTTACTCTGGTTGTGAAATAAGAATAATGCCAGATTGCCATGCAGGTAAAGGATGCACTATTGGCACGGTAATAGAGCTTGATAACAGAGTAGTTCCTAACACTGTTGGAGTAGATATAGGCTGCGGCATGAAAGTCGTAAGACTTGGTAAAGTTGATATTGACTTGCAGAAATTTGATGAAGCAGTCAATAAGTTGATTCCGTCTGGTTTTAATGTCAACGAGGGAGAAGTATCAGCCTACATAAACGGATTGGTTGATGGTTGTATGTTTGGCAAATTCCGTGCTTGGGATTGTCTTGACAGCATGGAAATAGTATATCGTTCTGTTGGAAGTCTTGGCGGTGGCAATCACTTTATTGAGTTAGATGCAAATGAAGAAGGAGAGAAGTTTCTTGTGATACATACAGGAAGTAGAAACCTTGGTGTTAGGGTATGCAACTATTACCAAAACCTTGCTTACCCGTATTGCCACAAGAAGGCTGCCGATAAGTCGGAGGTTATTGCCAAGCTAAAAAGCGAAGGCAGAGAAAATGAGATACAGAGTGTTATCAAGTCATTAGGTACTAAAAATATAAGCAAGGAACTTTCTTACTTGGAAGGTGATTTGCTCAATGACTACCTCAATGATATGCGCATAGTTCAAAAATATGCTGAACAAAACAGAATGATTATCGCCAACAGACTTGTAAATGCTTTAGGTGTGGATATTGACCCAAATTCAGACAAGCATTCTTTTACAACCATTCACAACTATATAGATACAGACAAGGGTATATTGCGAAAGGGAGCTATCAGTGCAAAAAAGGATGAGGTAGTCATTATCCCAATGAATATGCGTGATGGTTCTCTTATCTGCAAGGGAAAAGGTAACAAAGATTGGCTATGCTCTGCCCCTCATGGCGCAGGTAGATTAATGTCTCGTACACAGGCAAAGAAAGAGTTATCTATGGATTCTTACAAGAATGAAATGAAAGGTATTTATTCCACATCAGTTTGTGAAGAAACCATTGATGAAGCACCTATGGCATACAAGCCAACCGAAGAGATTGTTGAGTTAATCAAACCTACGGTTGATGTCATTGATGTTATTAAACCAATTTACAACTTTAAAGCAAAATTATAATGAGCAAGGAAATATTTGACTTCTCGGAGGCTCTGAGAAGAATGAAGGAGGGAAAGAAAGTGAGAAGAAACGGCTGTTATTTTAGTTTGTCTATAAACAAGTATAAAGAAATATCCATCTTGTACCAACAAAGTTCCATAGAATCATTCACCCATGTTGTACCACATTATTGGCATTTCTTCTCCTTGGATGATATTCTTGCAACAGACTGGGAGGAGGTGGAAGAATGAAAAAGAAAGTATTGACCCTCACCGTCAGCAAGCAATGGTTTGACATGATTGCTGACGGAAGAAAGGATGAAGAGTATAGGGAGATAAAGCCGTATTGGGTAGCACGATTATTTCACGATAACAGCAATATTGTTGATGTGCGATATCTTGCCTCGGCTTTGGCAGGGCGAACGGATTTACTTAAAAAATATATTGACGCACAGAGAATTGTGTTAAAACAATATACTCATGTCCTCTTCATCAATGGCTACCGCAAGGATAGCCCACGAATTGAGAAGGAGATAGAGAGAATTACCATCGGAAAGCCTAAGAAAGGCTTATGCCCCGACAAATGGCTTGATACCGAGTTTTTTGTTATTAAGTTTAAGTGATATGAGCTACAAAGAAATAGTTTTAAATTACATAATAACTCACGATGTTCCGTGTCTTCTTAGAGGAGATATAGAAGATGGGTTACGAAAATGTATATCTGACGATGATGTGTATGAGTTAATTCTTCGAATTAATCATAGACTTACTGTTGATAATTGTGCCGTAAGGGGCTATGATAGTGTTTACGTTCCTATGCGTTATGCAGACGAAATAGCTAGTGATGTTATTTTGAAAGTATTAGATAAAGCCAAAAAGGAAGCAACGCAAGATGTATAAAGAAAGATGTTGCGGCAACTGTCATTGGTTTGGCAACGAAGACGTTTACGGCGTAGGATGGTGCAGCAATAACGAGCATGAATCATCTTGCGACCAAGTATGTGATGAACATGAATTTTAAACTTTAAATATTAAAATGGAAAAGATTTACAGACATTTCAAAGGAGGTTATTACAGATTTATTACAGAGGTCACTAATAGTGAGACTCAGCAGAAGGAAGTTGTTTATCAGGCTCTCTATGGAGAGTGCAAGGTTTGGACTCGCCCTGCTGATATGTTCTACGGACAGGTAAATGTTGACGGCGTGGAGATTGATAGATTCACCGAGGTTGTTGGTGTGCCTGTTTTATTCAAAAAGACCAACGAGAACGCTATTATGCCATCCAAGGCGCATGACGATGATTTCTGCTATGACTGCTATGCGGTTTCAGAAGAAGAGATTGCGCCTAATGTATGGAAGTACGGCCTCGGATTTGCATTGCAGATTGAAAACCGCAACAAACCTGCCGACATTTCTAGGTGCTTCACGCTCCGCCCTCGCTCTTCTGTATGGAAGACTGGCATGGTTCTCAGTAACTCAGAAGCAACCATTGATGATGGTTTTGTTGGCGAGATTTCTGCTGTCTTCTATCACGTATTTCCAAAAATGCCGCGATATAAGGTTGGCGACAAAGTGGTACAATTTCATCTTGAAACGAGTGACAACATCATGCTTATCGAGACGGACAAATTAAACAAAACAGAACGTGGCGATAACGGCTACGGCTCTTCTGATAAAAAGTAATACATGAACATCACAGATGAACAGAAAACGTATATAAAGGAACACCCTTACGAATCTCCTTACGCAATGGCCAAAAGCTTTGGTTGCGCAGTACAGACTATTTACTGGTGGCTACATAGGCTGCATGGGGATTCGTTCAAGGACGCAAGAAAAGAGCAAAGAGAGAAGATCAGGGAATCTGTCCGTAAGCTATATCCGGATTACTCTTCTTCCGAAATTTCCAAAGAGCTTGGGATAACAAAGTCATGTGTAACAAACATAGCAAAGTCACTTGGCGTTACTCATACCCAGGAAACGGAAGAAAGACTTCGGTTGAAATGTGCTCAGGCAATAGTAAGACCGGAGATAATAGCTAAACGTTCTGAATCTCTAAAAAAGACGCTGAGGCTTGACAGGTACAGAGCAACGAATGGTATAAAACAGAAGACACGACGCAAGTTCAAGACCATTCCGAGCAGATGTCTCTGTGCAAGGAACTATCTCTGCAATAAATACAACTACTTCTACGACAAAGATTACGGAGAGCTGCTTACCGTGTTCTACGACAGCGAAACCAAAATGTTGAGTGAAGATCAGCAGAAACACTACGAGACGAAGTATGGTATCAAGTTCCTCCAGGGAGCTGAATAATTAATAATTTCTGTGCATTATCTATATGTTTAGGGGTGACTACACATCGCGTGCGGTCACCCCTTTTTGTTTGTATCAACTAATAACCAAATAAAAACATTAGAAAAAACTAAGAACGTTTGTGTAGCTTTAATTTCCAGTATATCCAACCTAAAAATGCGAGAATGCCTATGAAAAGGCAAACTGAAGTTATCTTACCTATATTCAAAAATGCCCTGTCAGTCCTTGATAGTTGATTCTCGACATATACTTTATCTTTCGATATTTTATTTATCACTGAGATTAAGGAGTCGCATCTCTTGTGATATAGAGACGTGCTGTCCTTGTATTCCTTGAGGCACGAAATGCTGTCCCTGAGTATCTGTACGTCTTCCTGCGATATTTCGTGATATTCGTAGTGGAATCTGTCTTCTCCAACTTTGTTACCATTGGCATCGTATTTGGAAGCCGTGCTGTCCTTTATATGAGTCTTCTCTTTGGTGGTAGACTTTACAGACGCTTTATGCGAAGCTCTGTATGATTCCAGCTCCTTGACAAGCCTTGCGTTGAAGAGTGAATCCCACTTAGCCTCGTTACGCTTATCGGTAATGTATGTCTGTTTCTCTATCACACGTTCTTTCGCCTTACATCTACAGAACATTGATAGAATTAGCATTGCTACTGCAATGGCAATTACAACTCTTGTTATCTTATCAATCAGTTTCATAAGCAAGCGAATTAATTCTGTTCAGCCAACCATTCTTGAACTTTCTGTTCTGAGGCCTTGTCTGACAGATACGGTCAATGAAATCTTTTCTTTCCTGCTTGATGGTGTCGAACAGTTCTCTACCATCTCTTGCGTTAATGGCGGCGATTGTCTTCGAGCCAACAATACCATCGGCAGACACACCGAGCACCCTCTGAGGAATCTTGATACCATAAGAACCACTGCACCAAAGCCAATCCACGAGGATGTTTGCTACATTCTGATCCTTGATGTCGTCAGCCTTCCACTTATCCCAGTAGAACTTCTTGAAGATTATGACCCATTGCACCCTGGTCATACGCTTTAAATCGTTAACCGTCTTCTTGCTGCCGAATACTGAGCGGTACGTAGCGAGAGTTACCCCCATATTGGTAGCTCCACCCAAATCATCCTTATCATTAACGAAGCCACCTTCCCACTTGAGAATGAAAGGCTCCAAAATCTTACTGTTTGCCATTTTTGTTTTCCTCCTCTTTTTTATCAAACTCATTGTTGAGTCTGTCAATAATCGGCTTCCAGTAGCTAGGCAGCGCCTTTGCAAACTCGAATCTCAAAATGTAGTAAATAACTCTGAATGCTACATTCTTAGGGTATGCCTTGATGAGGTTTTTGAACGCGTTGCATAGATACACATAGCAGAAAATGTATGTAAGCATCTTTATTACAAACAAAGCCTCATTTCCGTCATTACAGCCTATCATGATACCATATATCACATAGTCAATGGTAAGATAGAGCAACATTTCAAGAATGGCGTTTACAAACTTTGATGCCGAAAAGTTTTTGCATCGTACAACACTAACGCCATCTGCTCGCATACCACAAAAGATATTGAAGCCGAAAGCAATTACTAGCGCCAGCACGAAACCTTCAGTTGGCGTTGCAAAGGCAAGTATAGCAGAGGAAATTGTAACCACTATCTGCCTAATCTGTGAAGAATCTAATAAATTTGTCATAATCTGTTATCCTGAATAATTAATAAAAATAAAGTTTCGGTCTCTTTCTGCAAAGATAGCAAAAAAAACCGAAACTTCATTCAGAATAACGAAAAACTTTAGACATTCAAGTCGTAATATGGAAGTCTGCCACTTTCCAGGAAGGAAATACATTCATCGAAAATCTTTTGCTCGTAGTTGTACGTGTTGATCTTCGGGAACCATTTCTTTATCTTTGCGTCGTTACGCTTTATCATTTCGCCCCACAAAACGCACCAATCATTAATGGTAATGTTATCGTTCTTGACTTCGTGCCAATAGTCTTTTGCCACATCTTTAGTATGAAGCTGACCGATGAGACAAAGATGCATATCTGCCATTTCTTCGTCATAATGACACGCGTCAATCTCTCCCTGGACCTGCTTCATCATATCAAGCATTACGCTGTCATTCATTCCGACTTCACAACAATCTGCCATGATCGTAACACAGTTCTTTATAGCCTGCATGTCATTGCTAGCTATAATGTCTTCGAATACCTTTTTCATAACCGTATATTTTTGATGTTACTTCAGAAAATACTCTCTGATGTTGTATACACCGTCCTTGTCTTTCAACAAATCGAGTGCAAGGCTGTGGGCATACTTAACCAGATGTTCTGTATCAATGTCCTTAACATCTTCCTTGCCGAGTATCTTAGCGATGGTGCATCCATGGTCGCTTACAACCTGATTCATGGCAACGTACAAAGCGTAGTCATTGTAGTAAGGTTTCTCATCTGTTGCAAGTCCGAGACCGGTCATTGCATTGATCCATGTCTGCATATCCCAAGTTGCAGATGGATTCATACCGTTTGCAATCTCAGAAGCCTCCTTCTTGGTAAGATAGTTCTTCCATTTTATAGCGCAAAGCTTATCAAGATACTCTTGCGCAAGCTCTGGGTGCTTTGCTGCCATATCATTCATCATGCAGCGCATGGTGTCTCCAAATGTGTGCATGTACTTTACGTTTGTTGATGAAGCCATCATTCCGTACAGCTCATCAAACTTACTCATAATGTCTTTTGTTTCCATATCTTGTATATTTTTTAACCTATTATCAAATCTTTCAACTCTACAAAGTCCTCCTCTGTGAAGTTGATACTTCGCTTGCTTCCAAAGATGATAGCAGTAGCAATTCCGTCTGGCAGGTCAATAGACACAACTCCTTTGTCGATATGTCCGTGAATGAAACCTACATCGAATTTGTAATCTTCCACGGATTTTAGCATTTGCATCATATCTTCAAATATCGTGTTGACATCTATGTTTCCGTTCTCATCAGCAAGAAATAGGGTAGCGTTGTCTATCGATTTATCCCAATTATCCTTGTACTTGGATATAATATTGTGCGCCGCACGTTTCATGTACACTGATGGTATGGCGAGCATCTGGTTAGCCTTAACCATATCGTCTATTCTTGCATCTGCCCAAACGTCCACCGATTCAAGCAGTTTCTCTTTAAATTCTGTTACGTTCATTTCTTAGTTTCTCCTTTCTTTGTTTTGTTGTACCAAGCGAGATACTCTTGCCAAGTCTTGTCGCTGTGGTTAGTCATATAATCGTTGAGCATAGCAGATTTATGTTCCTCTGCTTGCGCTACTTCTTTTCTCAGTCTTTGCATCAAAGACAAATGTTTTTTTAATGCCTCCTGTCCTTGCTGAGTGCTTTCGATACGAGGGCGTATAATGCGCAATTCCTCGTCTTGCACTAGCTTAGACACATATTGCAAGCTATTGACGTATTCCTGATTCTGCATCAAGTACTGACGTTGTGCGCCTGTAAGATTGTCTTCAATCTTGTCAATTTCATCCCATAAAGGGGTGGCGGATTGCTGCGCTTGCATATTGATAGATGCTCGCTTCTGCTGTATTGCCTCATACATCTTCTGTAGCTCGGCATCCATCGTTGGCGGCTGTTGCTGACTTGTACCCATATCCAATAATGGGCTGTTCCCGAAATTCATCATAATCAATATCTTTAAAGTTGGTGATATATTATAGAGAGGTGAGAGGGCATCCACCACGAGGGCAAACACCCCTCACCAACTCATTTCTTTTTAGTCCTTTTTACAGACTTTCTTGCTCTGTTACGCTCCTGTAGTGGGAGTGGAAGGAGCGGTGCAGTTACAGCCATAGCTGCCGTAGCCCGAAATTACTGGCGTAGATGGGAGTACCAACTGACCACGCAAGCAATTGCAGGTCTTCTCGTTAACGTAAGCCATCATAAGCTTCTCCTTGTAAGGAGTGAGGGCTTCCATAACGGCTACCTTCTTGTCAAGGTCGCTATACTTAGCCTGTAGTGCGTCATACTGGTCTCTCTGATTCTTGTACAGACCAAAGTCTGCATCAATCTGAGACTTGTAAAGACCGAACTCAGCCTGCATTGCACGGCGGTTCTCGGCGTTGATAGCATCGTTAGCACCCTTATACATAGAGAACTTCTCAGCGATGTCTGTCTCTCGCATAGCGTAGAACTTGTTAGCGGTGTCGAGCTTCATACCGAACATGTAGGTAAGCAACTTCACCTCATCATCGCATTCCTTCTCCATTACCTGCAAGGCAGTTGGCTGATTTGAACTTGCGCTAGCCCCATAGGCGTTGATGTTCACGTTCTCAGGCATATTGCTGCCACCGAGTGAACCAAACACACTGCGGTTGTTACCGCCAAGCAACCAAGCACCAGCACCGAGTGCTGTGCCGATGATACCAAGGGTAAGACCAGCATTACCTGT